AAGATTGAAGAAGTAATTGGTGACTTGTTCTATGGTATGACTGATGCTACTGATAAGCAAGTGACTTTGTACACTGGTATCGGTGGTGCTCGTGAATTTGACCGTGCACTTAAGACTTACTATAGTGGCAACCAATATCTGCAGACCACTCAACCTACGTTCATCACTGGTAGCGGTCGTAACCTCGGTATTACTGGTTACTTCACTAGTTACGATCACGTAGATGGTCACAGAGTTAATGTAGTTAAATCTCCTTTGTTTGATCACGGTCCTGTGGCTCAAGCTTCTAAGAAGCACCCAGTATCTGGTCTTCCATTGGAATCATATCGTATGGTGTTTGTTGACCAATCTACTTATGATGGTGAAAACAACCTCCAAATGGTAAATAAGAAAGGTCGTGAAATGATGCGCTGGTGTGTAGCTGGTTCTGTAGTTCCAAAAGGATTTACAGGCAACGACACTCGTGCTAGTGACATTGACGGTGCATCTGTTCATATGTTGAAGACTGCTGGTGTTTTGCTTCGTCGTTTTGACACTAGCATTGATCTTCAGTGTATTGCATCGTAATTTGTGTTTGGTTTGCAATAAAAAGGGGGGGTACCCAATCCCCCCTTTTAAAACTATAAAATTGAAGGTTATTCTTTATCCTTCAGTACTAATTAATAAAAAGAACTTATTATGGAAAGAAAAGTAATTGTTAGAAGAAAAGAGGTTCTTAACCATCTCCCAAAAGAGATTAGAGCAGGAGCCAAAGTGAAACTAGGGTCAATTTTTGTTGACCGTCTCCCACTCAAAGGAGTTGATGGAGAAGAAGAGCAAAAACTCTTGAAAAGAGTAATTGACGTTGCGGCAGGACACCCTGAATTTGGACCGAAAGCAAAAGACTTTTGGGCAAGTTTAACTCTCAGAGTTCCATTTGAAGGAGTAGAATTAGATATTTCTATCGACGCAAATGGAGAACCAGTTAACGCTATGGATTACATATACTGGAAATGGTGTATGAAACATAGACATGTAGCTATGACTGAAGAGGAAATGAAACTAGATGCAAACAAAAGATTTTACATCTACGATCCTCAGAAAGATCTACTTAAACGTAGTGAAAAGGTACAGGTTAAAAAGGAAGCTGACAAAGAGTTTATCAAGGTGTCAATGGAAGAGAGTAAGATGCAGATGCTTCTTAGAGTTCTAACAGGAGGAGATCCTGATAGATTATCTAAGATAGAAATCGAAAACACTCTCTATGATTATAAGGAAAAGAATCCTGAGAGATTCTTGAAGTATTCACTTGATACTAACCTTGAAGTTAGATTTGAAATCGAGGATATGATTGCAAAATCAATTCTTAGAAAAATCGGAAATCAGGTTATCTATGAAGATGAGACAATTGGAGAGGATATGAAAGATACAATCACCTACTTCAAGAACAAGAAGAACTCAGGTATAGTAAATATATTGAGAGCAAAACTAAAAGAAGTATCATAGTGACTATTAACGAGATGCATATAGCTGTCAACCTGGGGGTGCAAAAGATTGCATCTTACCAGGTTGATGTCTTATTACCTGAGGAAATCGATCATGAGTTAAATCTAGCAATGACTAGGTTTATAAAGCAGAAGTACAATCCTTCATCTAATAGATTGGGGAAAGGCTTTGAGCAATCTCAAAAAAGAATCGATGACCTCAGGGCACTCGTTGTAGATGCTCAGATTGAAACATTTAATCATGGGATACTTAGTGATGTATTGGGTAAGTATGTATATACTGCCAATAGAACTAATATCTATGTAGATAGAACTACACTTCCACTAGATTATATGTTTCTAGTAGGAGTAAGAGGTATAGTTGAATACTCTTGTGATAAAGTACTTACAAGCAATTCTTCTATAACATTTGCTTTACCAACAACTAGAAAATATATAGTTGCTATCCCAATGTACCCATCTTATGCAACTAATCTTAATGATTATGTTCTAAGTACAATTGTATTTAATGATTTTACAGGGGTTCAAACAACAGGGTTTACTAACTACAATAATTTAAAACTTCCAGTTCTACATGACGTCTTAATAGACTCTAACAACTGGAATTCTGCAACTCCAGTAGTTAGCCAAAATACTGAAAGTACTTCAATAGGTACTACACACGTTACACCAACTGAGCAGTCAAATAACTTACTTATTGAGGTAGGAGAAGACTTTTATAACAACTTAGCCGATAACTCGGCTATTGTAATAACCTGGTTAATTGACAATGCACCTGTCACAGTTAATATAAACAAAGATCAGTTTATAATTACTGAAACAAATAATAGAAAAATCTTAGCTGGTGGAGATAAAAGAATATCTCTTTGTAAATTTGCACAACAAGATGACGTGATAAACATGATGTTAGATCCGTTTAATATCACTGATTATCGTTCTCCTGTGTACACGATAGAAGAGAACTTCATAGATATCCACACAGATAATACATTTATGGTTCCTGAAGTTGTACTTAAGTACATCAGAACCCCAAAAGCCATGTCTATAAAAGATGGGATAGGATGTGAACTTGCAGAACACGTTCACCCTGAAATTGTAGAAATGGCAATAAAGAGCATACTTGAGGGTGTACAAGACCCTAGGTATCAAACTCAAACTTTAGAAAATCTAGAGAGTGAGTAATAATTCAAATAATGTGTTTAACGCCTAAATTAATAAAAAATGGCACCTTCTAATTTAAATCAGGTATTTATAGCTAACGTAGCTACTAATCCTGCAGCCTTTAATACTTCAACTGCAGCTAATGCAAGTGCTATTGGAGTCTATTCTGTAGCTGGACCGAATGCTGGTTCTGTTATTTCTACTGCATTGACTGCTGAAACTACTATTCAGTTTTTTCAAACTATGCCTAGTGGTACTGCTACTATTGCATCTCCTTTGATTGATGTAAAAGATATTAAACGTATCAATTATAACAGACAAGTAGATTTTGTTCGTCATGCAGTTCCTGTAACTTGTGCAAACATTGCTAATACTGGTGATTCTGTAATGGTACGTATTGCACTTCGTACTGCTCCTACTGCTTATGCTAACTATTATCAAGATGGCGAGGCATTGGATTTGTCAGGTGCTGGATATGATTTCCCATTGCTTGGTAATTTTTCTGCAGGTCGTATGATTTTTAACGTAGAATTGACTGCTTCAACTGCTGCTGCAAACGCTACACAGTTAACAGACTTCATTAACAATCATCCAAGTTTGAAAAAAGTATTTACTGTAAGTGGTACTCCTACTGTAACTATTACTGCTCGTCATGCTGGAGTTGTATTTGATGTTACAGTTCAAGCTTTAGATGGCGCTGATGCTGATTTAGTAGGTCCTACTGGATTTAGTGTTGGTACTACTACTGGATTTGTAGGTGGAGCTGGTAATTACTATCAAGCACTTTCTGATGAAAAATCAATGCGCGCTAGATATGGTAACTTTAACCGTATGTATTTCCCTGCAACTTTCCCAACATTTGCACAATCTGGAAATACTTACGATGTGCTTGAAATTGCTTATGAGCATGGTCATCCATCATCTACTGGTATTGCTCGTGCAGGTGAGTTGAATACTATTAAAATTTATGTAGTAGAAACTGCTCTAGGTAGTACTACTTTGGATACTACATTCGGAATTGGAGCTTCTTGGGGAGTATCTGATTTGGAATTAACGTATTAATCTTAATTAAATTGAAAAGTAGGGGAGCAATCCCCTACTTTTTATTATCTTTACAAAAACTACTGAAATGATAATTGACTCTATAACCTTTTCCCCTAATTGTAAGAAAATCACAGTAGTAATCTCAGATTGCCCTAACCCAATAACTATTGCTTACGAGAATAAAGTAAGTAATAAGCTTGCTCATACTACTCAATCATTAGTCCCATCAAATGACGACATAGTGATATGGGAAGAGTATGCACCTACTTTAGAGGTAGGTAATTCAGCAATTAATGGGGTAGTTGCTGTGACTGCTACAGATAGTATTACAGCTGCAGTTGTTTCTGGGGCAGCAGTATCAAGTTGTGAACTATACTGCTGTATAGCTAAACTTGTAGAGTCAGGAATATCTTGCACTTGCAACTGTTCTAAATGTGATGATGATATTAGAACTGCTGAGAAGATTCATCTTCTAGTTAAATCAGCAGAATCTGCTGCAACTCAGGGCACTGTTACTGATGCAATTGATAAATATACTAAAGCTAAATCACTCTGTGACACCACATGTGGATGTGGATGCTAATTAACTGATATGCCAAAAGTCTGCCTAACATGCTCTCAAGATATTAATGATCCCTGTTTCGGGGTCTTAATATACTTTACAATCCCTAGAAACTCTTCAATTATAGAGACTGATACTGTCAAGGTAATAACCCCTAGTACAGTTACAACTCCAGGATTGATTGAAATCTCTCCGTTTGTAAACTTAAATGCATCAGGAGATATCTTCTATCAGTTCAATATAATACTTTCAAGTATTGAAACAGCCAACTTTGTAATATATAGAAGAGCAGGCAATACCCACTGGGTAGTTGGAAGAAGACTTGATCCAGAGTCAGTTACATACATAGAATATGCTACAGCTGTTTGGAATGAAGGAGATGATTGCATATTCAGTCATGTATTAACCTGGACACCAAATACGACATTTACGATAGGGGCAGAGACTTACTCTATTCCCCCTGAATTCAATATAGATAGTGTTGACCAAGCAGTTATCCCAACACCATCAGAAAATCTCAATATCTGTGACCCTCCAGTTAACGTCCCTATAGATGTTAACAGCAAAGAGTACACAGCTGTAACAATTAATGACCTTGATAAGTGTCTTGTTTCTAAAGGAACAGACTACTTAAATAAACTTAAAGGTGGAATAGCATGTTCTAATCTAGAACTAGTAAAGCTAGGATTGATTATAGAACTGCTAAAGAAAAAAGACTGTGAGACTGCTCTCCCGTGCCTGTACAATAGAAGAGACTTCCCTACCACATTATATAAAGGGAATTCTTGCTCAGACTTAAACTACATATCAGGGGATAGAATTAACTTATCTGGAAACTTTATAGGATATGCAGGAGCTAACTTTAATGTTAGCTGTGGTGGACCATTTCCTAATGTAGACTACGTTACCCCAGAGCCAGTTTGTGATACATGTCCAACTGGATATGATTTCGATGTAGTTAACACCCAAGAGATATGTGTAGAAACAACAAATCAAGCTGCAATCACTGATCCTGTAACCCCCAATACAACTACAATAAGAGCTGGAACTCCAAATGGTGCATACGGTTCTGGGGGATTAAACCTAATTCAACCTATAAATGATTACTTAAATGATCTTCCAATAAATTTCTCTGGGACAGCAGTAGGGAATTATACTTTTAAAAGTGCATCAGGAACAACAATACCAGGGGATTCAGGAACTATTACAATAGGAGGATCTGAATATCCAGCATATTCTAAGAATAATACATATCAGTTTGTTCAATTAAACAATCCATTATTCTCTTCGAGGACTGGGTGGAACATTGGTAATATATCAGGTAGTACATCTACTGGAAATGGAATGCTTAATTACAGTGGTATTTGGGTAAATGGTACAGCTGTTGATTGTGATTTACTATCACCATCAATACCTGCATGTGACACAGCTAACCTATATGTTGAAATTTATAAATGTTTAGTAATACCAAACTCTCAAACTGAACGAAATTACTTAATAGGAATAGCAGCTGATAATGCTATTAAAATAGAAATTAAAGGTCCTGGATTTGGGGATGGACAATCTTTTGTGGAATTTATAAAATTAAGTGCTACTGATTCAGGACATCAAGATCCTTTCCTATGGTATCACGCTATCCCAATTACATTTGATCCTGGGTCATATACTTTTAAGATAAGACTTTATAACTATGGTAGTGTTTCTTCTATTGCTGTTGATATATTCAATATATCTATAACTAAATTTAAAGAAGAGTTTTGTAACACTAATTTGATGGTATACAATACTCCTACAGGAGTTGGAGGAGCCCAATCAATAGTGGGGGCAACATTCCCTGATGGGGATGTAGTTAATTCAAGTACTCTAGCTAATAAAAGAACTGCATTATTTAGTTCTACTTATTGTGTGTTTAGTTTAGGGGGAGATGCTTTTGCTGGGCAAATAGTAGGGAATACGGTTTATACACAAGCAGTAGATTACTCATGTCCATTAGGGGCAGCTTTAGATTACTGTGCTAATCCTACTGCCCCAACATGTTCTACAATTACAGATACTGTACCCTATTATAATTGCTGTAATCAACCAGCTTGTCTAGAAAATCTAGAAGGATTTAGCTCTGAAATTGTAGATGTAATTTATGATGAAAACATAGATGTAAGTACACTAGTATTAGCTACGCCTATCCCAGAGGAAGCAGTAGGGAATGGAAATACTTGTATTAACTACTGTATCTCTTACTCCCCTACACCAGAAACTTACCTAGAGACATTTGTAAACTATATCAGTAAAGAATGTCGTAGTTGTGTAACTAATCCTACTAAGTTTAGTGTATCAACCCCTATCCCTGTAGTTCCTCAAAGAACTCCTGAAACAGTGACAACAAGTACTGGACAAAATATCACTCTTGAAAACGGATCAAATATAACCTTATAAAATGGCAACAATAACCAGCCTTCCAACTTTAGCTAAGAATAGTGTTACAGCATCTCATTACTTGCTTGTAGCTGCTACTAACAATAATTATAAGTTTACTCTACAGGACCTCTTCCCAACTCTTACAACTTTGGGGTCAGGACAATCTGTATTTGTAAGTATTACAAGTAAGAATGTAATTAACTTTAAAGGGATTGCATCTGTAAACAACTTAATTACTGTTGCCACTGCTAGTAACAATGTTACTTTGCAACTTAATGAGGCTAATATCAATCTTGCTAATTGTAATAATACTAGCTCAGGATTCCTTACTAGTGTAGCTTTAGCTTCAGGAACTGTAACTGGTACTCTTCCTGTTGCAAAGGGAGGCACAGGAGCAACTACATTAACTGCTAATACACTTCTTCTTGCAAATGGAACTTCAGCTCTGACTTCACTTGGAGCAGCAACCAATGGTCAAATCCCAATTGGAAGAACAGGTTTAGCTCCAGTACTTGCTAACCTAACAGCTGGTTCTAATATTACTATTACTAATGGGTCTGGATCTATAACTATTGCTGCAGCATTCTCAACATTGGCAACTGCTTTAAATGCTAATAGCAATAACATTTACGGATTTAACTGGTTGAGCCCTGATACTAGCAATAGAGGTCTTAAGTTTAATGGAACTGGACAGACATTTATTGGTAGTGGTACCCCAACTCCATTCTATAGTGGAGACTTAAACGTAGCTAACAATATTTACGTTAATGGTAATGTATCTCAAACTATTGGTTCTATACTTACTGCTACTGTTACTCCTGCGGCTTTAACTATTAGATCAGCAGATGCTAATGCTTCTAATAAAGGAGGAGATTTGTATATTAAAGCTGGCTCTTCGTTCGGAGCTAACTTAGGAGGTGAGCTAGAACTTTATGCAGGAAAGCATGACGGAGCTGGTACGTCCGGAAATATATCATTCTATGGGTACGATAGTGCAGGCAGTGTACATTCATTAATGACACTTAAAGGTGCTAGTAGATATATTGGAATTAACAATACATCTCCATCAGCTCCATTAGATGTTAAACAAAATAGCACAACTGCTAATATTCCGGCTCTGGAGTTAGAACAGCTTGACACAGACGAATCTTTCATTAACTTTGTCGGAACTAGCAGTGCAGCTAGTGCTAACTCAATCTCTAGCTCAACAGCATCAGCAGGTGCTAAGACTGGAGCAATAAAAATTAAAATTAACGGTGTAGATGCTTGGATTAGAGTCTACGCCACAGCAGAGTAATTTCAAACCAAACATTATATTTTATGAACAAGATTTATGTAACAGCGACGAACAGAGACTTCTTAAACATTTTTAAGACTCTTACAGACACTAAGAATGTTAAAGACACTTCTTATGCAAAGACAGTAGTAGAGAATTCAGAGGCTATCATGAAGCATCTGGCAGAACTCGAAGAGTTGTCTAAGCCATCTCAGGAGTTTATTGAACTAGCTATGAAAGCTAAAGCTCTGATCGACGCAGGTGATGAAGAAGGATTGAAGAAGTATGAAGAAGAAAACAAAGACATTGTAGAAGAGAGAAAGAACCAATTGGATAAAGTTAACTCTAGACTAGATGAAGCATCATCTATGGAGTTGATTCTAATTGAAGAAACTAATCTACCTTCTGACCTGGATGCAGACCAATTAGCAAGTCTTCGTCCTATAATTAAAAAATAGCCTATGAAGCAGCACTTGTTGATAGAGACATTAAAGGATAAACAGGGTTACCTTAAATCAGGGCCGACCAAAGTTTCTCAAATATTTAATGTCTCTATCGATAATGCTGTTAATGCTATCAGAGAAGCTAAAAGACAGCTAAAGCTAGATAATAGCAATAGCAGTGATAACAGAATAACAGAGTTTGAAAACTATCTGGCAGAAAACGGAATTGAAAGAGATAGTGTAACATCTGTTAAGTTCTGGCAGACAATGAAAGGAGAACAACGGTTCTCTGTGGTAACTAAAGATGACAAAGCCTCTATTGAGGAGATAAAGAAAGAGATTGAGGAATTTGCTACGATATTCAGTCCGACTGTATTCAAGCAATCTCCCCCATTCCAAGAAAAAGATGGGGTAGCTTATGAGATATCTCTTCCTGATATTCACTATGGTAAACTCACTGAGCTTAGCATAGAAGCAGCAGAAGAGCAGTTCATGAGCACTATTCATAACTTAGTGGAAAAAGCTAAGGGATTAGATATTGAGAAGTTCATCCTTCCTATCGGGAATGACGGGATGAACTCTGAAGGGATGAGGCTTACTACAACCAAAGGCACCTTTCAGCATGACTCAATAGGATGGAGAGAGAGCTTTCAGGGATATTGTATGCTAATGACTAGAGCTATTGACTATCTAAAAGCTAAAGCTCCAGTCCAAATAGTAGTTGTATCAGGGAATCACGATTTTGAAAGAATGTTTTATGCCGGAGATTTCATCAAAGGATGGTATAGAAATGATAAGAATGTTGTTGTAGACAACAGCATGGAGAGTAGAAAGTATGTAGAGTACGGAGTAAACATGATAATGTATACTCACGGGGATAAGGAAAGACCAAGTGAAATGCCACTGATTATGGCAACTGAGCAACCAGAGATGTTTGCCAGATGCTCAGTTAGAGAGGTGCACTGTGGTCACTTACATAAGGAAATGGTCAATGAGTACCGTGGAATTAAAGTAAGATTTATCCCCTCCATTTGTGCTAATGATGACTGGCACAAAACTATGGGATACTCAGCTATTAGAACAGGCCAGGCTTATATCTGGAGTAAAACTAATGGACTAGAAGGCTATCTACAAACTATTGTAAAATGAGTGAAGATGAATACGACGAAGAATTCGAACGGACTATGGACGAATTCATCGAGAAAGTAGCATCAATTGATGCTTGTTACAACAATGGCTATAAGTTAATCACAGCTAAACAGACACTAGCTGAGTTAACTACTGAAAAGCTTGTGGTGTTATTTCCATTTAACCCCAGCAAGCTTGAGGATTTTTTGAATGTTGCAGACCTTATGATAAGTTATTTTGAACAAAACGAAGAATACGAGAAATGCATAGACTTAGTGAGAGCTAAGGAAGAGATGACTAATAAAATAAGTAACTAATACATTCGTAAATGACCTTAGATGAGATTGCATATAATCTATTAAATTCTTTTAGGGGAGGTAGGTCTTCTCAAGATGAGACTATATCAATAGATCAGATCAAGTTTAACATTAAGCACTATCGTGCTGTATTCATTCGTAGAGACTATGCTAGAAATGGACTAGTTACTAGGCACTTGGAGCAGGATCTTAGATGCATTGAACTAGAGAAGGTAGACCTATCTAAATGCTGTGGGATAACCTTAAACTGTCCTGCCTACAGGAGTGTGAAGAGAATCCCTAGAACTGTGAGATTTAACTTCGAAGAAGCTATCACATATGTAGGGGATATAACAGGATTAAAGAGATTTCAAATAATTAAACCATATGAAGTAAACTACTTGTCAGCTGATAGGTATACTGGAAAGAATACTAAGGCTTACATGATTGAGGATTACTTATATGTAATAAATTCAGATGCAGACTTTGTCAATATTAGAGGGATATTTGAAGACCCTGAAGAGGCTCTTAAGTTTACGGATTGTAACGGCACTCCTTGTTATACTGATGATTCTCCCTTTCCTATGCCGATGGACATGGTGCAGGCTGTTACCCAGGGCATGATAAACGGAGAATTAAGACTATTAGCAGGCACATTCTCGGATACTTCCGCAGATAGAAGTCAAGATAGTCCTAATAGTATCCCACAAAATAATCAACAAGGCAATAGCAAAGAACAATAATATTATTTAACTTTGTAGCAATGGCATCACCAGCATGGCAACGATCAGAAGGTAAGAACCCAAAAGGGGGATTAAATGCCAAAGGCAGGGCATCTTACCGTGCTGCTAACCCAGGCTCTAAACTTGGAGCCCCACAACCTAAAGGAGGAAGCCGACGTAACTCCTTCTGTAACAGGATGTGTGGCATGAAATCTAAGCTTACATCAAGCAAAACTGCAAACGACCCAAATTCAAGAATAAACAAGTCTCTTCGCATCTGGAAATGTGGGAGCTGCTCAAACTGGTAAAATGAAAAACTTAGAATTTGACGATAACATGACTCACCAACTTGAATGGATCGGACTTAATGCAATATGGGCAGGATGGACCGTGGCAATGATGTCCAATGCTATAACATGGGGACTAGGAATTGTAGGGGGTATAACCCTGATTTGGTTCAACATAGAACGTGCTCTAACTGCTAGAAGACAGAGAGCTATGTACGATAAAAAACTACAAGAGAATGAAGAAAATGCTTAAAAGAGCTGATGGCTCAAAAAGTCAAAGAGGTCTCTGGGATAATATTAGAGCTAAAGCTGCATCTAATAAGAAAGCTGGGAAGAAAGGTAAAGCTCCTAGCAAAGCTATGCTTGAACAAGAAAGAAAAATTAAAAAAGAAGAAGATATGAAATCAATGTATAAAAAAGGTGGCAATAAAAAAAATGCCATGAAAAACACTAAAAAAGAGAAAGACTCTTACATGCTTGAAAATATAGAGCTAGACTTCGAAAAAGAATCCATGGGAATGGGGGGAAAGATGAAGTATAAATCTGCTGGTTTTCCCGATCTTAACAAGGATGGAGAAACTACTTTTGCTGATGTACTAAAAGGCAGAGGAGTTGATATGAAGAAGAGTGGTGGTAAGTCTATGGAGCCAGGTGGTGGTGGAAGATTTGCTGCAATGGTCTCAGGTCTTAAAAAAGAAGGTAAATCAGAAGGTTCTGCTAAAGCTATTGCCGCTTCTATCGGAAGAAAGAAGTATGGTAAGTCTCGTTTTCAGGAGATGGCTGCTGCAGGAAAGAAGAAGATGGGTGGAAAGAAAAAGTAATTTGAATGCAAACCAAATCACATACCATCAGAACCATATATAAAGAATACTCAAAAGAAGCAAAAGACGAAATAAGCAGTAGGGTATTCTCAGATATATGTTCTGAATTCAATCTAGCCATCATGGAGGAAATCCTAGATGGCTATGAGTTTAATATGCAAAATAACTTAGGGACTATCTCTATCAGAAGAGTAGAGAGAGACCCTAGAATCCCTCAGATTAACTGGGGAGAAACCAGTAAGTACAAACAAGAATTGCTAGACAAAGGAGAGCAGTTGTTTGATAGTGCTACTGGTGATGGAGTTAAATGGCATATTTACTATGTAGATAAGTACTACTATAAGTATCATTGGACTAAAAGCAGAGCAAAGATTAAGAATAAGACTGCTTATAGATTCGATGCTACTAGAGGAGTAAAGGGAAATAAAGAAAAGCTAACTGCATTGTTGCAAAATGATGATATGGCTTATTTAAGATTTAAAAAGTATGTACCTGCATACTTTAAAAAATAATTTAACATGGTATACAAGTTAACATCCAGTAAGAGCATCATTAGAAAAATAATGAGAGATCTAAAACCACCCACAGATAACTGGGTGGATGACTCTATTGAATGGATGGGGGAAGCACTTGAGCATATTGGCTCAGGTCCACAGCTTGTAGAGAAGTCAAAGGTACTTTCAATCAGCAATTATAGAGTAGAGCTCCCTGCCGATTTGTATCAAATTAATCAAGTGGCAATTAGTAACAATACTAATCCTTCAATTACCACAGAACTTACTGAACTCCTCAATCAAGTAAAACAGTTAAATGCTCAGATAGTCTCTGATCCAAATGATGCTATTAGCTATAACTATCAACTGAGAGAATTGAATGCTAGGATATTAGTTCTTGAGAATATTTATATGAATAGTGGGGAGCCTATGGCTGCTCTTCAATACAATACTGGCACTTTCCCACAGTCTGACTGTGAGGAATGTGAGAATAAGTTTGGGTCAGTAAAGCATACTTACTTCGTAGATGGTGGGTACGTTAAGACTTCATTTGAGACTGGGGCAATCTGTATAAGCTATAAAGCCTTTGATACTGATGATGACTGCTTCCCAATGATCCCAGATGATATTAGCTTTAAAGAAGCCCTATTCTGGTACTCATATAAGCAAATGTTGCTTGGTGGATACACTCCAGCAATCAATGGAATTGACTACAACTTTGCAGATGCTAAGTGGAAGTTCTATTGCACACAAGCTAGAAATCAATCTAAGTATCCAAGCATCGATAAGTACGAATCATTTATGAACCAATGGGTTCGTCTTGTACCTAACTTGAATAGACATTCAAACTTCTTTGAGAACTTAGGTACCAGAGAGACTTTAGATAGAGGAAGATATACTAACTACGGAATACTATAATGGCAGCAGAAACCGGAAGATTCTTAAAGGGGATGAACAAAGACACCCCGCAGATTGATCAACCCGATGGTACATATAGGGATGCTATTAATGCTGTAGTTGACAGTAAGCTTGGAGCTGTATGCTCTGACTTAGGGAATGAATTAACTGCACAGATACTATGGAAGTTTGTATCTAATGGGGTTGTATACAAAGTATATTTCAATATTATCGGTAATATCCCAATTCCTGGGGATGCATTTATTGTATTCGGGTCAGGATTACTTGAACAATATGAGTACAAAGACGGTAGTAGAGGAGATATAGAATTTTCAGGTATATTCTACTTATCAGATAGAGATATTATTGTAGATGGGGGTGGTACTATACTAGGAGTAGGTAATCAATGGATTATCCATGACACTTCTTTCTCTGCTAACTCGTTAATTGGATTTGTGGATTCTAAGATAATTCCACTATTCATTTCAACAAATAAAGACTTTCGTTACGTTAAAGCTCCTGTAGCCTCCGAGATATTCTTTGACAATGTAAAACCTCTTCTAGGTCATCTAAACTTTGATAAGTATCACCCAGTATCTGGGGAGTTTAAGATACTATCTAATGGTAACATGATGGTGTACTTTACAGATAATAAGTACACTAAAGTAAACTTTGAAGATTACTTATCAGGGGATACATCTACAGGCACACCTACATCAGAGTATGACTACATAATAGATTTTAATCCCCCAAGGGCATTTAACTTAACCAGACAACTAAAGTGTTTGGCAAGTGAATTTGCAGGGGAGATATTCTTGTATCCTAACGATGTTAATAATGCAGGTATACATATCGACAGACTTAATCTATTTACAGACTCTGGTAGAATCCCTATCATAGAACTTGATGGGGTAAACTTAGGGGGTGGATTAAAGACTGGGGCATATTACTTAGGACTAGCCTATTCTGATGAGGATGGATTTGAGACTAATGTTCTTACTCTAGCTCCTCCTGTATACATAGTCCCAACACCGGATGACTCATTCCCAATTGAATCTATCGGGGGAGCCCCAGCAAATACACAGACTAATAAATCTATTAGATGGGAGATTAAGAACGCCAATATAGAGTATAAATACCTAATCCCATACGTAATTCAGTATATCGGGAATGAGTTAAAAGCTATCAAATTAGAGGTAGTAGACACATTCTCTCCACTAGGCAATCCAATATATGTTACATATACAGGGATAGAAAGAGTAGCTACAGAGTCTGTAGATAAAGTAATACTTGATAAAATAAGATATCTTACTAGCAAGGTAATGACTCAACTTGATAATAAGTTGTATCTAGCCAATATGACTGCTAGGAAGGATATAGGATTTCAAAGATTTGCTAACTCTATTAAAGTAGAACCTGTAACACGGGAGATGCTAAACTTTGATCCTAGATACTACGATATCTACAACATCAATGAAGGTTACTCTCAACTTGTTTTCCCAGATAACGATACAACCGATACTACTCTTTATCCTCCTGCTGTAGTTGGGGATGGAGATGGTTCTACAGCTCAGACTTTTACAAACTTTATAGCAGCTAACTATAATGACTGGCATGATGGGGCAGAATATAGAGATGGTACTGCACCTTACGAATATTTAGCTACTAGATTAGGAAGAACAGATGCAAGATATCTACAGGGATTAACAGCTATACAAAATCAAGGGTATAGAGGATACAGAGACCCATTCTTAAACTTTGCATACAAGTCATTTAGAAGACAAGAGGTATATGCATTCTACATTTCATTTGTACTTAAAGATGGAAGTGAATCATATGCTTATCATATTCCTGGACAGAATGTAGATGAGTATTATAAAAACTGGGCTGACTTTCAAGCAAATATTCTTCAATTTAATCCTGGGGAAATTGTAGTATCTAGACCTAACTCTAAACCATATCAGTACGTAGACACATCTGAGTTTACTACTAATACAGATATGGGGCACTGGGAGAATGAATCAGAATTCTACCCAGATACTAACGACTTTGATATCTGGAACGTACTTAGCAATGGAGAAGCTTTTAAGGTAACAGGTAACTCTATAAGAGGCCTGAATGTTAGACACCATAAGATGCCTGGCAATAAAGGGGATTATTCTACAATTAAAGTAAACCAAGATTTCTCTAATCCTGGTATTGATTCCGATTCTACAGGTAAGAATGAAGAAAGAGCATTTGCAGAGACAGTTAGAATCTTAGGTGTTAAGTTATCAAACTTAAAGATCCCTAAACTAATTCTAGAGCAGGTACAAGGATATAAGATATACTTTGCTAAGAGAACTCAGGTAAATAAAACTATACTTGGTCAGTCTCTAGTTCACCCTGCTAATCTTTATCTGGCAGCTAACTTCTCAGCTACATTAGATGTGGCTAAAGATGGTCCATATTTCAATATATGGGCATTTGAAGGAAAGCATATTACAGGAGGAATTCACACTAAGAGTGCATGGTACGATAAAGCATATATGGGGCAACCTGTTATGAAGTTCCATGACTTTAACTTACTTAGGAATAAGCACAGTCTTACTGGAGCTACTCACGTAGACTTGCAGTATATAGTAACAATGCAGCACTGGAGAGGAGGATATAAGAATGCTATCCCTTCAGAGCTTACTGCACAGTATGCTGAGGACCCTTATTTTAAAGGGACATTATTCTATAAGATGTTCAGAGATGGGTATGGGGAGGCAGAATACTCTTGGATACATGCAGACTTAGCAAACTTAACAAATGCTAACTACAGCATAACTGAACTTGATCCTGTTACGAATATTCCTATATACGAAGAGTTCTACAATGTACCAGGAGTTAGATTCCCTTGGGGACAGGTATTTGTAGGAGCTGCTTACTGGGCTTTAGGAACATCTACAAATAATGGAACAATTGTAGATGTAGGTACTAAGTTTACACAATACACTTCAGGTGGTGGAACTTACCCACTTAGAGATGTAAATGAAACTCCTCCATATGATTATCAAGAAGATTTAGCAGCAAATAATATTTTAGCAGATACTGGGTTAGATCAAACTGCTATTGAAAGATATGCTAATGGAGTTCCGTGGAATGATACAGTAAAGCAGTACCAGCATTTGATACTAAATAAGTATCAGACAGTATTCATGCTAGAACCTAATGCATCTAGTTATGTTAATGGTATTTCGTTACTTAAACCAACAGATGCAGCAGCTTATAAAGGAGCTAGCTATCTATCTAATTTATATGGTGAGACAGGTATTGCATTAGGATTAGTGTCAGGTCCTCCAGTACTTGGTGGATACAAGGATACCAGATGGACATTTGAGAATATAGTCCTAGACGCTGCTAAAAAAATAGCAAGAGAGGGAGCCGCATCTTTATTTAATGGAGTAACCCCACAAGTTTGGGGAGAACCTGTAGGAACTCCTAGCACCATTAATTCAGGACAAAATCATGTTGGTAATTCATGGTTTCCTAGCAGTGGAAATCCATATTTTGTAGATTATTTTGAAGTAATACCATCAGGTTATGCAGAAGGATTTGCATTTGAGTATACAGGCCCGGTAGCATTAGATTTTAGAATTGATATTGATTATAAATATGGACACTACAGAGCTTCATGTGTATGTGGGGCAGATGGCTGTATAGATAATAGAGAATCTAGTAACCATAGGATTTATATTAATAAAAAAGATGCAGGATCAGATTCTTTTACTACTGCAAACTATGTGGATAGAATGTTTTATGTAAGTGACGCTCGATGTAATGCATGGCCAACTGATGTGCAAGCTGGTTATTCTGAAAATCCTAACATAATTTATGATACTACATTAGTTCCAGGAGATAGGATAGCTGTAACTGTGGCAAACATTAGTGGAAATGATGGTCAAGAAGATTTATATCTTGCTAGATTTATTATTAGAATTTATCCAGTTACAGGAATTACACCTGGAGATGCTACAACTAATACAGGATACTGGCTGGAAACATTCTTATTAGATGAGAAGTTAAAGTCAGGATTAAAGAACTTAATACTCAGAGCAGTTACTCAGGATCACCATGTATTAAGACAAGAAGAAGCAATTAAAGGTCGTCCTAATGCATACCTTACTAACTTATGTGCTGAGAAGTCAGATGTATTCGAACCATTTGATCAACAGAAATTAGTATGGACTGGATTCTATAGAGACTTATCTGATGCTGATACTACTACTGGACTCGCACCAATTTATACTTACAATGATATTGAAAGTGGAGATGGTAAAAGAAACACTAATAAGGTATTAAGAGTTTCATCTAGTGTAAATACTTTTGAACCAAATCCTGTATGTGCAGGAGACTGGACTACTTTTTATGACTCCACAGATGTACCAAACTATGTTGCAAGTGGACATGATGTTTATTTAGGGGAAGACAATACAGGAACATTACTAACAATTCAAAATTTAAATGCTATATCTGGAAGTAGTAGTACAGTAGAAATACAAATACCTTCTAATACATCTGTAGGTGTTCAGCCTATTAGCTTTTATAAAGGGGGAGAAAAGATAGGAGAGACACAGTATGTATCTGTAGAGAATTGCACAAGTACACCAGCTCCTGTTAGAACTAAAGTTAACCTTTACACAGTTGGAGATACAGTAGATGTATTTGGTGGTGATACTTACATATGCAAGTATTCTTACAGAACTACATCATTTGACTACCCATTAAATAGATTTATCAAAGGTCCTAATGCTCTTTATAAAGACATACCAGGTACAGTAGATGACTACATCTTTGGGGATATCCCATTGAACATGAAGACTGGTATGTCAGGTGAGTACCCTGTAATGAAATTATCAAGTGCAGGATCATCATTATCTGGAGAGGAAAAAAGAAAATTAATCATACAGAATGAGAGAAACTGGACATGGGGTAACTATGACTTATTCTCTACTGTATATCAGGTAATTGTAGAAGCTGATGACAATCTTAACTACAGATACTCTGGTGATGTAGTTAAAGGGGTATCAGAATCTTCAAGCTTATTCTTTGATAAATCTTTAGCTGCTGATGTGGTATTTAAAACTCCACTAAAGGATTTGACTAAGCAAGATAATCTGTTGTATGAGAATCACTATTCTTCAGTTCAGGATATTAGAGTAACAGTCCCATTCCCAAAAAGAGGAAGAACGGTATCTCTATTCCCTAATAGAATAGTGAGATCTAATATTCAGACTGGGTCATTCGTAGATGCATACAGAACATTCCTTGCATTTGAATTCAAAGACATTGCACTTAATAGAGGTCCAATTAACAACATCTTTGTACTTGAAAGCTTGCTATATATACATACTGAAAAGAGTTTATTCAAGACTCAGGGTAAGCAAACTGTAGAGTTATCTGATTCTAGTGAAGCATTCGTTGGAAGTGGGGATATCTTCATCAGAGATGTTGTAGAAATCTTATACCAATCTAATGATGGATATCTAGGATTGTATGATAAGACAGGAAGTATACTGACTAAAGATGGGTATGTGTTCTTATCTTATAATGCAAGAAAGCTATTCATGATTGGAGGTAAAGAGGAAGTTAAAGACCTGACAGTAGCAGGAATGTCTAGATGGTTTATAGATAACATCCCATTTAAGTATGACAAATACTATGGAATGAACTCTATCTTACTTGCTAATGCCCCAAATGCTGGGTTCGGATTTACCTTAGGGTATGACCCAATCTACAAAAGAATCTTCTTAACTAAACTTGATTTAGAGACTACTCTACCTATAAACAACAATCTATAATATGGCTTTCTGTAATAATCAATATCCTGATCAAGGGACTAATACCCCAAATGCTGCTGTAGGTTTTAACTCTGGTACTGTCACTATTGAGACAGAAGGTATTGATATTACTTATCCTACTATAGTAATTACTGACGGAAATTTAGGATTTACTCCAAGAGAATGGTTTGGAGCTAACTTAATTGGAGCAAATATATTTGGTCTTACTTTCACGGCATCTGAAACAGCCTGGAGACTTACTACCAATACATATGCAGCAGGACCTGCATTTAATGGTACTGATAATGAATTTTCAACTATTGATAAAGCTGGCTTCAATCTTTGTAGAGCTGGATTCTTATATAAACCAGCTTGTATAAGCAAAATCAATGAGTGGTTAGATTCGGATGAAGCAGTCAAACAAATAGGTAGTGGATGGAGAGTTGCAACAGAAACAGACTTTAATGAGTTGCACAGAGTAATAGGTTCTCAAAATGCAGTATATAAAGTTAGAACTAATGCACCTACAACTAGTACTACAAGTACTACATTATGGTCTACTTTGAGTACTGCAACACCAGCAGGTGTAACTTTAAATTACTCAGGATTTAATGCTTTTGCTGCTGGTGCAAGAACTATTACCGGTACAGGGGTAGCAGGAGGTATTAACCAGCAAGCTAGATTAGCAGCATGGTGGCTAGGTCCTTCAAATGGAGATCCAAACGGAACAGATAATACTTTTACAATTAATTCTGTAATTAACACAAAATCAGTATCAGCTTGGTATCTAAATGAAAATACTCCCCCAAGTACAGGAGCCTTGATGAATTTAAGGTTTAATACTAGTGCAGTTTTAGAAGTAGGTTCTGCTAAAGTATCCAATGACCCTCTTGCTGGTAACTCAATACGTTTAGTAAGAGATTATGTTAATCCTACATGTACTGACTTAACAACATCAAATGATGCATTAAACCGATCAATAACTTACGACTCAATTTCACTTGGAGGAGTTACATATCCTACTCTTTGGATTGGGGCTCAGAAATGGGTAGCTGCAAATCTTATAGGAAATTTTGGTAATATACCATACACAGAATCTCAAAGTGCTTGGAATAATCTTTCAGCAGAAGGTTACTCTTCTTACAATGCACCTAATGATTTATTAGGATGTTATAATGGGCATTTATATAATGGATATGCAGCTACAGCTATTAATAACAGACTTATAGCTACATCATCTCTTTATAGAGTACCATCAACAGACGACTTTAACGAACTGCTTGCAACATTAGGACTAAGTGCTGCTACTGCTGGAGGTGAGTTAAAAACAAACTCTATATCTACAACTGAAACTTACTGGAATGATCCTAATACTGCAGCAAATAATAGCTCTGGATTTTCAGGGATAGGTGCAGGAATTCGTGGGATAACAGGAGCTACTGCAAATTATTCTGATTTAAAAATAAGCACTAGCTTTTGGACAATAACCGCTGGAGCGTCAGCTGGACTTCAACAATCTAGAAGTCTTAGTAAAGATACCGATGCATTTAATCTATCAGATCAAGATATAAAGTATGGATTTTCAGTAAGATTGCTTATACCTAGTATCCCAGTTAACGTATTTTTTGCTGGGGCAGGTTTAGGTACAGTTCAAATACTAGGATCAGATAGTGCTATTACTAATTCAAGTTCTGGTGGATATACTATACGATTAAGAAATGGGGAGAATGCAATTATTACAGCAACTCCTAATCCTAACTCTGTAGTTACTTCTATTGCAGCTGCAACAGTAGTAGGGAGCACATCAGTTGCTATTACAGATGGACAAATTGCTGCTTTATCAGAAGCCGTTAATGTCACTGTTACATTTGGCATATTTGTCCCCCCATCAATTCCTAATGAATGGGAGAAACAGAATTTATGTATAGGGGATACAGTAGTATTATCAAACTATAACTGTGACATTGTAAATACTGTATCCTACATAGTAATGGATGGAGTATCAATTAATCAATTTACTACAAATCCATCTGGAGATCCTTGCACAATATCTTTTGTAATTCCGTCTGGGGTTAGCATTGGGGAGACTGTCAGTGTAAACTTTTATGGGGGAGGTGGAACATTACTAGAGTCTCTTCCATTCTCGGTTAAGATTTGTGGGGGTGATTTTTTTGGTCCTGATGCTAATATCGGAGCTCCTGCTTGCTCTACTATAACTTATACTAATAGTGACTGTTCTGTTATTCAGAACTTTGATCAACTATATGTAGATGGGGTACTAGCAACATATGCAATTGTATCTAATACTCCTCCTTGTCAGATAGTCATAGAGATTCCTGAATTACAAGGAAAGTTTCCTAAGCCAGTAAAAATAGATTTCTATTCTGATGGAAGACCTTCTTTTACAGAAACCTATCTCATAACAGCAAACTGTGATGGGGTAGGTGATGGAGAAGTTGTTAACCCTAGCTGTTTGGAACTATTAGAGACAGACAATCTAACATTTGTAGACTGTCAGACAGGACAGGTAGTTCCATTTGAAGAGGGAACTGTCTTTAAAAGAACTGGGTGGACAATCTCATTTTCTACTGAACTTGGGGTATGGGAGAGTAGACATACTTATTATCCGTACATGTATATGTACAACTCAAAAGCTATGTACACTCTGTATAGGGAGTTCGGGATTGACTCATTCTGGAAACATACAGAAAGAGCTAAGAGACTTCTTTACTATGGAAGACCCCTGCAGGATAACTTTGAACTAGAAGTTATCTTCCCTGGTGAAGATAGAAGAACTACTACAGGAACCACAACTACTAGAAACTCTAATAAGATATTCTCAGCCTTTGCAATATCAGCTGACTCTTTTGAAGATGGCTTAGACATGATGAGGAATAAGTATAATCTTCCATTCACGGAGTTCTATGTTTACAATAGCTTCCAAATATCTGGACTAGTAAACATGGAGTATCTAAACAATGTTAGAAGAGTAGATGGAAGCTGGGTTATTAATGAGTTCAGAGATCTCAGCAGATATGGAACTAGCAGTGATGGACTTGCAACACTATCTCCTGGTTTAGGGGAACAGATGTTCCTAGAAGAAGGAAGAATAAACATTACTTATATAAGCTCTACAAAAGAATGGTATGACCAGAGAAAGTTTGTAGATAAGTGGATAGGATTACGATTAATTTATAACCCATCTACTACCAATTCTAATGTAGATTTAGTATATTTGTACAATGTAGTCTTTAACTCTAGACAGTCGTTTAGATAACCTTTACTCCGATGACTAAAAAAACTTACTTTAAGGGAAAGAAGAAATCAGTTAAACCTAAGAAATATCAATTTGCTGGGTTTGAGGAAGCTATGCAAATAGATAATACTGGTTACCTTAATAAACTTTACAATCCTAACTATTACGGATCTCAACAGGCTGTAGACACGACTGCTACTAAGGAGAACATATCTAAGAATGTACAGTTAGGTCAAACAGCTGCTATAAATATACAAGGGGCTAAGGAAAATACTGCTGATGCAATAACTAGATTACAGCAAGTTAAAACAGATGCAGAAGCTGCAGAAAAACAGCAGTTAACTGAAATGAATGAGGCTAGTAAGACACAAGCAGTAACTTCTGCTGGAGCTTCTCTTTTAACAGGATTGGGGGATATTGCTAAAACTTATCTTCCTGCAGCTGCAGCAAAAGCTTCTACTACTGCAGTAGCTAAGCCACCAGCAAATCTACTTACTAAGTTTGGGACACCTCCTAGTTCTAACGTAATGAATTTTAAAGTTCCTGGAGCAGAATCAATAGGTGAGCAAGGAGTTAAAAATACAATAGGCTCGGCAACCTGGTCAACTCCTGGAGCCGCAGCTGCAGCAGCTGGTATTGGAATAGCTGCTAGTGTTGGGGGGTCTTTATGGGATAATTTATCAGAAGATGCTGATCCATATACTTATAGTAGAAAAGAAAAATGGGGGGATTGGGGAGGAAATATACTTTCTGAAACAGGTAAGTGGGGAGGTGTAGGAGCAACGGTAGGTGGGCCTTTAGGAGCTTTAATAGGAGGAGTAGCTGGAGTAGGTATTGGAGCCTTTAAAGCTGCAAGAGAATCTAAACAAAATAAAAAAATGGCTAAGGAGATGACAGCTGAAAGAGATAGACAGCAAGCTGAGTATCGTAGATTAATGAATGAATACCAATCAAATTTAGACAAACAGCAAAGAGTCTATGATTATAATAAGGCAAAGATTCAACAGAATATAGTTATGGGGGAAGAACAGTTAAGACAGAACAGACTTCAAGACTTAACAGAAAGTCAGTTATCTGGTAATACTTCTATAGTTAAAACTGGAGGAAAAAGAAACTACTTTGGTAAAGGTGGGGTAAGTGTTCCAGGGGGACAAATTGTCCCTATAGGTGGAGGAGCTGTAGAGTTTGTTGGAAGAAAACATTCTCAAGGTGGAATTCTACTAGACCCACAAACTGAGGTAGAAGGTGGTGAAACTATGGACCAAGTTGCAATGAATGAATATAAAGGTGGAGGTAAAATGAATGATTACTTCTTCTCAGCTTATCTTAAACTTGGGGGTAAGTCATTTGCTCAAAGACATAAAGAATTAATTAAGAGTGGAGCTGGCCAAGCAGCTATCCAAGAGTTAGCTAGAAAACAAGAAGAGGTAGCTTATAAGAATGGAGAGAAGGATAGAAGTCCAAAACAAATTGCTAAGTATGGTGGAGTTAGACAATATGCACCTGGTGGTCCTAAAGACGATACTGTCTCAATGGCTGAGTGGAAAGCAATGGATAAGAACCAAAGGTATAAATTAGTATATGATTTAGCTGCAAAAGCAGGAGATCCAATGCCAGAAGTAACAGCAGCTCAATGGGCTATTGAAAGTGATTTTGGAAGAGCAATGACTGGTACGTGGAACTTTTTTGGGCAAACAACTAAAAGCAAAGATTCTACTAATTTAGCAACCCCAAGAGATCCTAGTGGTGGAAGTAAAAGGTTTAAAAATTATGAAAGCTTAGAAGATTCTGTTGCAGATCACGTTAACAGATGGTCACCAAAATATAAAGATGCAAAGAATCCTGAGGAGGCTTTAATGATGCTTGAAAATTATGGTGGAAAAGGTAGATATGCTGAAGGTTATCCAACCAAAGAGTTCCCAGAAGGAGATTGGAAAGCCTACGTAAAAAATACAAATAGCATTATAAAACAATATGATCCTGTAGTTAAAGCAAAACCTGCAGCTGCAGCACAAGCACAAGCTCAAGTTGATGGGCAACCTATGAGTGCTGCTGAGTATCAAAGATTGACTGCAGGCAGACCTCCTCTTCCTTCTGGAGCTGTTCAATCCACATCTAGTCCAATTGATTATGCTCTTTTAGGAACTGGTTTAGGTATTGCTAGGGGTACTGGAGCTCTTGCAGGATTTGTAGGAGGTGCTGCTAGAGATATGGTAGGTAATGCTACAAGGCCTACACCTGGTACAGTTACACCAAGAGCTGAGTTAGTAAGAATGCCACAAACAGGTACAGGAGTAACACCTTTTGCACCAAATGGTCCAAACTGGACATTCTGGAAACCAGGTGTTGGTGGTCAAGCAACTACCCAAGGAGGTAAATTTCCTTTAATGGCTCCTGTTAAGGAGAGTGTAGGAAAACTTCCTGATGTTGCTACAGCTCAAAAAGCTGCTGAGTTTACTCCAACTCCATTTAGTGTAACTCCTGCCGCAGATGGTACAGCAGTAGATCCAGGAACAGAGGGGCCATTCCCACAGGATCCTGCAGAAAACCTTTCTAGTGCTACTACGTTAAACTATTCTTCAAAATTTGATCCTACTATATCTCTAAAAACTCCTCTTGAGTCTATAAAACCAGATATAAAAAAGAGTACAGAGCCTGACAGTAAACCAGAGTTTAATCCAATGTATACAAAGCAGCAGATAAAGAATGCTAGAAGATTAGCTGCTTTTGGATTTTTATCTCAACTAGCAGCACCTACAGCAGCATTGTTTATGAAACCTAAACTTGTAGGAGCTCCTCAAACTATTACTCCTGCATTGCTAGACGCTGCAATGGCTGCTAAGGCAGTAGGTCCAATGGTTACCCCTGGAACAGTTGCTGCTCAAAGACTTGGTAGAATAGCTCCGCAGACAGACAATATCCTTAATACAAATGCTGCTACTAAGCAGTTCATGGCTAACATGGGTGACCCATCTGCTATGGTTGGAATGATTGCTAGTGATACTAGAGCAGCAGAAGCAGAGAGAAAAGAAATGCAAAGAGCTCAAGAAATAAATACTCAGTTAGCTTCTGAAGAAGGTAAGATTAAATTGCAGGCTAGTATGGCAAATCAAGATGCAAGCATGCAATCCCAGATAGCAAATCAAAGAAACATCAATGAAGCACAGAACAGATACTTTGATGTTCTTTCAAGAAATCAAGCTGCTCAGAATCAAGCTTATATAACTAATGCAGAGAATAAACTTAGAGCTGATTTAGCTAATGCAGATCTAAGAGCTGCTAAACAAAATAGAGATATAGCAGCTCTATCAGTCATGGGAAGTAACATAGCTGGTGGGGTAGGAGATATATTCTCATATGCATCAGAAGAAGCAAAAGCTAGAATAAATGCTGGGGAGACTGGAGTGTATGATAGAAACTTCAACTCATTGTTCCTAGGTAAGACTGGTGGTGCTAAAAAGAAAATGTACGGAGGTACTAACTCATATACATCAAGACTGGGAGATTTAAAATACAAACGAGCATTAAAAGTTAAGTAATATGGAATTATTTAGACCGTATGTAAGTCTATTCAAAGACCCTGGAATGGACGAAGCTTCCACTATCCTACGTACTAGGTATATGGAGAATTTAAAAGCTAACGATGAGTTAGCTTTAGCTGTTGATCAGATGAAGGCTGCTCTTCCATTTGAGAATGATGTTAAAAGAAAGAATGAAATACAGCAAGAGATTAATAACAGTCTAGAGCAAATGGCCGGCAGAGCTGACTATGAGAACTTAGGACTTTCTGTATATAGAACAGCTAAAAAGTTTGCTAAGGATTACTCTCCTGTTAAAGAAAACTATGAGAGATATCAAGCTGCATTGACCAGTTTAGGGGAGCAGTATGATAAAGGTCAGCTTAACTCTGAGCAATATGCTCTAGCTCCAGGTTATATGACCAGGAATTACAAAGGCTTTGAGATGGATCCTACTACTGGAACAGTAAAATCTGGGACAATGTTTACTGCCCCTACTATCTATAGAGACCCTAAGATTATGGATCTGGTTGCTAAAAGACTTGAAATACTTCAAATGCAAAAAAGAGGTTATGAAGAAGGTAGTGTAGTAACAGATGAGAACGGAACTTACAAACGTAAGGTTGGGGAGTATACAGAATCAATCCCAGAAGTAGATGTGATGGAAATATATAATGCTGTTATTCAAGAGCCAGATGTAGCTGCCTATCTCAGTCAAATGGCCGATATGAAAACATATGCTGCTGATAAAAGTGGTCAGACTCAAGTAGTTCTTCAATCTAATCAAAAGCAGTATCAGAATGAAATATCTAGAATACAAGCTGCTGCTACTACAGAAACTGACGAAGCTAAAAAAGCTACATATCAAACTCAACTTACAGCTTTACAAGAGGCTTCAAGCAAAATTGATGCTGCTATGAGAGATCCTGCATTAGCTAGCAGTATGATGAGAGATTATTTTCAAGAAGAAATACTTGCTCCTGTTAAGCAATATGCAATGAAGAAAGCAGGATTGTTTACTTACAAAGAAGAGTCTGGAATATCTGGAGGTGGAGATACAACTGGTAGTACGGCTGGTGGAGTAGGTGGTCTAGTTCCTCTGATGCAGTACGATCAGGTAAGAGCTAGTATGGATGTATCAGGAGTTGACCATAAGAGCAAGATGAATTATATTGCTACTACTGATCAACAAATTGCAGCCATCAGTACCGAAATTCAGAATGCAGATAAGAATGGATACTCAGATGAGATAAAAGCAAATCTTAATAACTCTCTTAACTCTTTAATTAATAGTAAGAATAGAGTACTAGCACAGATGAAAGAAGCAGCTGATACTAGTGTAAGTATGGCTGATCTAGAATCGATTGATAAAAAGATTGTAGATGTAGTTAAAGCTATGGCACCTAATGCATCTAGTGGAGAACTATATACTGAAATCCAAAGAATCTTTGACAATACTGGAGACCAAGATTATATGAATTTCCAAGCTGAATTTGATAAGCAGTTTGGTCAAGGAGCTCTAGAACAGCATCTACAAACTGGTCAGTATACATCTCAAAGAGGTCAAAGTAGAATAGGACAAGAGCAAAATAAACCTAGTGGTAGACTATCACCAACAGAAGTATTTACTGAAGCTTTAGGTGGTAGAGTAAATGCTAAGTATGCAGAGATTAAAGAAAGCCGTCTCTACAACATGGGATTAATTGAAACTGGAATGGGAAAGAAAGCAGATGTTCAAACTACGAAAGCTGTTCGTGACTTCTTTGGAGTCTCTGATAGTGGAGGAGGTAGAGCAATAATGCAAGAAGAAATTATAACAATCCAATTGCCAGATGGAAGTGCTAAGCAAGTAAGTGGTGCTGACCCTGAACTTCAAGGCTACACAATTGAAAAAGTAGGATGGGATGCAACTAGCAATACATTCAAGTTAAATCTTACTAAAGGAGAAGGAGAGAAATCAACAGTTCTAACTGCTATCTATGATGGAAATCAAGTTAGAAATGAAGGTTTAACTGCTACTTTGAATAATCCTGAAGTAAGATTTGGTACTGCAATTATGAATCAAAGGTCTATGACTCCTGGAATTCCGACTAAGTTGGTTACTGTAAAGATTAAGAATGAACCTGTAATAATTAACATCTACAGTAGAGGGGACGAATCTCCGTATATTTCGATCACCAAACAAGACGGTACTCCATTCCTAAAAACTGATATAGAAAAAGGAACGGCTACTAAGCATAACTTGAACGAGAAGATTATAAAAGATCTGATAAACAGTAGAGATAAGGATACAGGAAAATTGATTGTAACAGACTACTAAATTTAGAATACCAAAGCACATGGAGGAAAACCCATATTTAGCACAGATAGCAAAAGACACTGGACTTGCTGTAGACACAAACCCTTCTGATACTTCTAAATACTCAGACAATCCATACCTACAACAAATTCAAAAGGACTCTGTAAAGCCTTTAGAGATTACTACCTCTCCTGATAAATACATGTCAGGGCTAGATCAGGCTGCTGGTATAATCAATGTAACCAATAGATACCAAGACTCACTTGCTAACTATGCTAAGTATGATGTAGGACTAAGCCCATTCGGAGAAGACTGGAATGAGATTCGTGCAAACAATCAGGGAGTTGGTGAGAAGATAGGAAGAGGATTGTTAAAGATGGGAGCCACAATGAGTGGAGCTATTGCAGAAAATACTATCGGGGTATTCTCTGGGTTAGCCTCTATGACTACTGGAGGAACCTATGCAGACAATGCAGTAGGTAGATCTGTTGATGAAATGAATGAGTGGATGGCTGAAAACCTTCCACACTACTACACTCAGAAAGAACAGGATCCTGATCGTAGTATGTTATCTGCTCTAGGGACAGCTAACTTCTGGACTGATAAGTTTGCTAATGGATTAGGTTATTCATTAGGATCACTAGCTACAGTATGGGCTACAGGAGGTACAGGATTGATTGGTAGAGCAGTTGGGATGGTAGGAAAAGGCATAGCTACCTTTGGTGAAGCTGCAGCTGTTGGCAAGATTGCAACTACAGGAGATAAACTTAAAAAGATTTACGAAGCCTCTAAGATGATTAAGACTGGGGCTAAGTTATCAGATGATGTAGGAAAAGCAGCTAAGATAGCTAGAGGATTAAATGCTGCTAAGCACTTAGAGGTAGGAGCTATGATGTCTCTTGCTGAATCATCAGTAGAAGCCAGAGAGAAATCTAAAGAGTTTGTAAGAGAACAATTTGAAGCTTGGGAAGAGGCTAATCCAGGTAAGTCTGCTCAACAGGATATGAGTGTTGAGGAAAGGCAAGCAATTTTAGATAGTGCAAGAGCTGTAGAGAATACAGCATTTGGTTTAAATATGGCAATCTTAATGCCTACTAACTTATTCACCTTTGGTAGTATGTTAGGGGGATCTAAGAAGTTAGCCGGAATTCCAGTTGGTGAGAGTCTTACTGATGATATTATTAAGCAAGGAGATAAGTATGTACTTAAAACTCCTACTACCTCCTTTGGAAAAACTCTTCAGAAGGTCAACAAGTTCTCAAGTCCTATCTATCAGAATTCACTTAACGAAGCTTTCCAGGAAGGAGCTCAGTATGCAATTGGTGTAGGAGCTAGTGAATATTTTAAGAATAAGTTTGATACTGGAAGTGGGGATATTGCAGGTGCCTTTATGAAAGGTATGAGTGAAACTTTTGGAAGTGCAGACGGTAGAGAAAGCATGCTTCTTGGAGCTCTCATTGGTGGAGGTATGGGGGCAGTAAGTACAACAGTTGGTGCTGAAGCTAGTAGAAGGAAAACTGTTGCTGCTAATACAGAGGCTCTGTTAAATATTAAGAACAGTGCAACATTCACTAACCTGGCTGCTAGTGCAGAACAGAATGATGAGATTCTTAGAACCATCACTGGGATAACTGCTGCTAACCAAATGGGGAATTATAAAGTTGCTAATGAATTAAGAAAACAACTTATTGCTCAAAGAGCTGCTAAGTTTCAGGCACTAGATGCAGAGGATCTTGCCCTTGAAGAATTCGACGATCTTGAAAAGATGTCAGAAGAAGAGTTCATGAAACGTACAGGGTACGATACTACTAAGACAGAAGATGGTAAATTAAAAAGTATATTTTCTGAACAAAGTGGAGGTAAAAGCCATGTGCAGGTAGTTCAAGAACTTAAAGAAGAATACAAAAAGGCTGCTAAGTTAAATAGAGACTTAGATAGTATTATTCAAAGAGTTAATCCTATTCAAACAGGATTACCTGGACTACTACAATCGAAGGAGCAGAAGGCTGCAGATGCTACTCAAAGATTATATAATCAGAGGTTGAAAGCTATTATGATGCAACACATGGTTGGCATCGATACCAGAGATGAAGAGATTGATTCTAGCATAAATGAACTTAGAAAGCTTTCCCCAGAAGGTCCAGATTCATTTGCTTCTATTAGTAAAAATGATATTCTAGCTCTTGTTAAAAAGAACAAGATAACTATGTCTGCATCTGGGGAGATACAATTCCCTAAATCTGTAGTAAGTACTACAATTACTGACACAGATACAGAAGAAGAAAAAGCTAGGAAGAAAGCAGAGGCTCAAAGCCCAGAAGGAAAGAGAGAAAAGAAGGAAGAGGATGATGATAATAAGGTGCTATCTAAACTTGAGAAAGCAATTATCTATGCTCAAAATCTTGACCCACTGGCTAAGATAAAGTTCGAAAATGAACTTGCAAATTTGTTTACTGGGTTACGAATGAGAGAAGAATCAATAGCTGCATTCGAAGAGCTTATGACTTCTCCAGAGAGAAGAGACTTAGCCATTCTTGCTAAACAATCTGCTAAGATAGAAGCTAAGATTGCTAATGATAACAAAGAGGCTAGTGTAGTTATTGATGAGGCTAGATCTACTGCAGACCTAGATGCCCTTATAAATACAGATACACTTAGCCCTGAACTAAAAGAAAAACTACTTAGAAAGTATAAAGAACTTGAAGAAGTAGAAGATAGATATGCAGAAGACTTTAACATTCTTACTGACGATCATCTTAAAGATTTGATGGTGGGTATAGAAGAGATTAAAGAATCTGATCCACAAAAAGCTGTAGCTCTGATGAGAGTTGTAGCAGCTAGAGCAGGGGAGACTAAAGCTCAGAAAGAAGCTAGAGTTGCTGCAAACGATAAACAGAAAGAAGCTCAAGCAGCAGCTGAAGCCTCGGTAGCTGGATTAGGGGCTAGCCAAGCTAATACTCCTAATGCTAAGCCATATGTAAATAAGATTAGAGTTACTACAAGTGATAATAGAAACCTGATAATTAATGGGGTTCCTTATAGGAATGACAACATTAATATTATGGATGCTCTAGAACTGGATATGGTGGCAATGTCAGAAGATGGCCAAATCCCAGTAATAGCAGTTAATCTTACAAACAAAGCTGGTCAAAAGGTTAGGTTTGCCACAGAACAAGATCCAATCTTAGCACAAGAACTTGCTGAGGTTATAATGACTGGGTATATTTCTGAGGGTACTATAGATACTGTAAACATGACTAGAGAGGAAGCTGAGGATAGAGCAAATACTATTCTTAAGCTTTCTAAGAAAAAAGAAAATGCAATACAGACTAAAACTAACATTAAAGCAGAAAACAGGCCAGATGCTGCTACCTATGAATTTGCAATCAAAGAAGTTCAAAAATATTTAGATGGATTATTCGAAGCTAAGAAGCTTTTAGAAGATGCATATAAACGAGACGGCCAGCCTGACTCAGTTGTACAAGGTCTTGAGAATTACCAAACTTTGGTACAAATGCTTGAGACTTATACAAAAAAGCTTGCAGATCTTCAAAAGTCTCATAGGGAAATGGTAGGCATACCTAACCAGGTAGATCCTACTATTACTCCAGGAGAATTAAACAATCAGGATTCTATAGAGATTAACAATGAAGTTGGTAGTCTAAAATCAATGTCTCAGAATCTAGATGTTAAGATAGCTGCTCTTAGAAATTTAATACAAGGGATTGATACAGAATCTGGAGTAGGTCAAGAAGAGTTGAAAAAGCTTCAGGAGTCTCTAGACCTAGCTATAGAAGAACAAAGACAACTGCAAAATCAAATTAATAAATTATCACAAGAAGATGAAAGTAGAAAATCAAGTGAGTCTAGTAAAGAAACACAAACTCCCGAAGGAACTCAGGAACCTACTGCGGAACAAGGAGATAACGCAGAGGCTGAGGGAGATGTTCAAGTACCTACGACAGAAGAACTAGATATTAATGATGAGGAAGAAACCGGAGAGATGATCTTCGGAAGTGATTCATTTAGTTCTGTTGATTTATTTGCAGAAGAGACTGACGATGTAGCTATCAATCCAGTCTTTGAAGAAGATGATGAGGAAGGGGTTGAAGATATTGTAGATGAAGATATCCCAGTACGTGAGACAACTGTTACAGTTGTTGATGAAGAAGAGACAGAGATAAATGAAAATGCAGGAGATATAGATGCCAGGATAGTTAAGAATGAATATGGAACTACTGATGACTATAACAATATAATTATAGACACAGATGGTACTCCTACTAAGAATGAAGACTATCATGGAAATGGAAAGAGGCCTGAAGAACCTGGATATAAAGAAGGAAGAAGGCAGAAGAATCTTAAGGGGCTAATTATTCCTATAGATCCTAGAATCCTTTCCTCACATATAGACTCCCCACAAGGAAGTGAAATTGAGTTTGAGGTTCGTCCAGATACTATGTACTGGAATAAAGTTAAAGATGCTATCCCTGCAAATAGACACTGGGAGAGTGTACCAATCTTTGTACGTGTTAAAACTCCTAATGGTTTTGAAAGAGTCGGGATGTTGGAAGGTTATAATCCTAATAAACTAGAAAAAAATATAAGTCGTAAGGAAATATATGAAAACTTCTTAAAAGGAAAGAGAGTAACTAGTACTATAGCAGGTAAGAGAGGAATTCATAACTCTCAGAATATTGCAAATGCTATTGATAAGAATGGAGAAACATTCTTCTATAGTCCATTTCAAGATGGAGCTATGCCTACTCTTGCTATTGCCACTCCACAGAAAGAGAGTGGTATGAGTAAATGGGAGGTATTCCTAAGAGGAGATAATGTAACAGAAGAAGATGAAATCCCAAGCTTTCAGGCTGACAGAAAGCATCTAGGAAAGGTAGCTATGATTGTTAGGACTCCATTAGGTGGGTTTAAGCAATTATTCCTTACTACTAGAAGAATGACCCAAGCAGGCTTAGATGCTGCAAAGATTGCTATTATAAAAGGAAGACCTGAGAAAGCAGATGATTTGGTAGGTTTTAACTTAATTGCTGAGATGGCCGTTAATTTAAGTAGAACGGACATGGTATTCTCAGATAACATATCTGAATCAGGATCTGAAATTCAAGAAAGATTATATACTTTTTATCTCCCTAAAGCTGAAAGTTACATAAGAATAAACAATGTAGAGTTAGCAAAAGCTTTAGCTAAACAAAGTTTTAAATTTAGTTTTGTAAAAGCAGTAGTAGGAGAAAAGGGTGGAATAAACTGGGACCCAGATAAGACTAAAGCTAAACTCCATAAACTTGTACAAGGTGATGTAGTTTCTGCTTTCGAGGAAGCAGTAATGAGAAGAAGATATCAAGTAAACGGATTTAAACTTGCTTATAATGAAAAATTTGAATCTCCATTTTTAGATCCGAATACAGCAGAGGGTAGAGTATATAATTCATATATTGAATATCTTGCTGATCCTGAGGCTATACCTGATATTGATTCTGATAGCCAATCTCATACTGGTATTCTAATGTCAGATATGTACCTGAATGAAGATGGAAGTCCATACTTTGATATAGGGATTACTTATGGTCCAATGACAGTAGATGGTAAGAAGCTTAATAGTAGTGAAGAAACTATATCTGGACAGTCTGCTAATGCTAAAATAACTCCTGAGGAGGAAGAAGAAGATGATGAGTATGCTGATGACAATGATGATGATGATGAGTCTACGGATTCAGAAGATGAGGATGATGTTAACAATAGCATCTTTAGTGCTGTAAATGGAAATGAAGAAGTACAAGAAGAGGAAGAAGTACAAGATGAAACAACAGGATCTACTACAACAACCGAAGATCTACTAAAAGCAAGAGGTCTTGTATCTGAGGTAGAAAAAACTGAAGGAGAGGAAGAAGAACCTCAAATTGCTAAAGAAGAGGAAGATACCTCTGGATTAGAAGATCCACTCATTGCCAGACTGATAGAAGTTCAGAAAAATGAGTATAAAGGGATGTTTAAAGATACGGTTACTGGGGAAGAGACTCACTACAAAATTCAACCTAAAGGAGATCCCACAGATAGAAAGTTTGCTCGTATCTCAAGTTTTGCTACTGAACCATTCAAAGGAGATAAACAAACTCAGATAGCTTCTAGTAGAGCAGGTGTTACAGTACATGATATTGTAGAATCTATCTTGATGGGGAAAACAGACTTTACTCGTGGAGATAAAATGAGTCGTGTAGCATTCCTTGAACTCATTAGTCAAGTAGCAGATATAAAAAGATTGATTGTAAAGAACAAAGAAACAGTTCTTGCTACTGAAATGATTGTTTATAGGGGAAAAGATAGCAGATATGATGGGGAAGAATTTGCTGGTAAGTTTGATATCCTTGTAAAAAAGCCAAAGAAAAGAGGAAAGCCTACTGAGTATCACATCTACGATATAAAAACTGGATCAGAAGCTAGCCTCAACTCTTATGATAAAGGGTATACAGATCCAAAGACTAAGCAAGTTTCTAAAAGTAAAAGAGACCAGCATGGCACTCAACTCAGTCTGTATGCTTATTCTTTAGTAGGCTTAGGTGACTTAAAACCAGCTAACATCACAGGTAGTGTTCTATTTATCCCAGTAAGATATAATACAGAAGGGTATATAGAAAAAGTATCTAACATGGCTGAAAAGAAGTTTACTTTAAACTTTAATGTGAAAGAGTTATTGAAAGGTAACGTATCTTTCGAGCAGAAAAGAGTAAACACTACTTCTGATCCTAGTATCAATAATGCTGGTAAAAGTAAAGGAAGCACAAAGGCTACTACTAAAGGTGCTGCCCCTAAGGGTGAAGAGACAGAAGCAGAAGCAGAGGCGGAGTCTATCAAAAAAACTAAAGACAGTGGATTTGTAAAAGGAGACGTATTAGATGCAGGTTTGAAGATAGCTATAATGAGTGATGCTATAGATGCTGAAGGTATTGTTAGTTTGTATAAATCTCAAAATAAAACTATAAGCCTAGAGGAAGCGCAGAAGTTAATGGATAAGGTATTGAAAAAAAATTGTTAATATGACATTTTGCCCAAACAAATCACTTCCTGAATGGAAGGCATTAGAAGAATCTCAACCCGACAGAGCTTACTATCTGTGGAATAAATATAAAGGAGAGGTACCTAGTAAGTTCTACTATCCTAAAGAAGTAGATAGAAAAGAGAAAGCAATCTCTTATCTATCTAAATTGTTTCCTGGAAAGGAAACTATCTTCTATGACTTTGCCAAAGAGATAGGGAATAAAACTCAGCATGGATATGTTGAGAATGGAGCAATTAACATGTGGACCTCAGCCGAGGCTGGTACTGAATATCACGAAGCTTATCACTTGCTATTCAGGACAATGCTGTCTGAAGAGCAAAGAGAATCTTTATATAAAGATGCTAGTAAGGAATTCGGTGCCCCAACTAAAGAAGAGATTGAAGCTATTAAGAAAGAGATTCTTAGCTTATATGATGTAGAGCTTGGGGATGAAGAGGCTACTAAGTTAGTACTTGAGGAAAAGATGGGGGATGGCTTCATGGAGCACATGCTTACAGAGGAAGAGAGTAGCAGAGGGATACTAGCTAGTATTGCTAAGTGGTTTAGAGATTTGTTTAGCTGGATAAAAGGTTTGATCTCTAACAAAATTGGACTTAGAGATCTGTACTCTCTTATGGAGACTACCAAATCCAATGATACTTTCCTTGGTAGAGGAGTATTTAGAAATCCTCAAACTATGAATAGCACATATAATCCTAGCAGACTTATAGAGGGAATCCCTAGTGCTACTGTAGATAAGATGGTAGATGGTTTAACTACTATGGCTATTAAAGAGATAGATAACTGGGATGTAGCTGAGGTAGCTAAAATACTAGGAGATGGTAAAAGAACTAATGGCTCTATAGTAAATGGACTGCTGTATCAGATTTATGAATTTAAAGATGGGAGAGTTAAAAGCAAAGCTGATATTGGTGTGCTGCAAAAAGCTTTTAGTCTGGAACTAACATTAAAAAATGCAGAACTAAAATATAAGTCTCTTGTAAAACAAAAACTTACAGATCAAGCTAAAGCCTTCAAGCCTGAGCTAGATGCTGCTATAAAGAATCTAGCAAACTATACTAATGAGAAGGGATTAAAAACAAAAAACTTAGTCCTTGTAAAGAAAGGTGCTAGTAAAAGAGATAAGGATATTGCAAGAAAAAAGAATACTCGTCGTACTCAGATTATGCATGTTATACAAAACTGGTACGGTAAAAAAGATCAAGCTACTGGAAACACATTAGTCCCATCTTGGAGGGCATGGATTATTGACGAGCTCAATGCCAATCAATATAACATAGTAAAAGATGTAATCAAAGAGTCAGTTAAATCTACAAACGAAGAAGGTGATGCTGAGGATGGTGTTGTAGAAGCAGATGATGCAGGGGCAGAAAGAAAAGAAATTCATGGAAGAAGTCACTTTGCTGACTCTCCAGCAAATAAACTTTCTCAAAAAGCAAAAATGCTTTTAAGAAGTATACCTATACTAACACCTGAATTATCACCTGATTCTGGTAAAATTATTTATAAGCCTTCTAAGAATCCTGTATTTACTAACATAACTCAAACATACTCGTTAAGATATGTATACAAGCAGCTCTCAGAACTATGGGCAGACTCTAGAAGTTTTGAAGAGATGGAGGCTAGGCTTATAGAAAAGAGTAAGTATAGACCAGACTATGCTGCAATTAACCAACGTGTTAAAAACTTTAATAATCAAGAGAGAGCATTATTATATCATTCACTTGCATATACCTTAGCTGAATTCAATCTCATTATTCTAGGAGAAAAAGGCAAGGTTATGAATGCCAACAGTTCGTCTACTGAGTCTAAAATTATGTCACAGTGGACTAATCAGATAGTAGAGGTAGAAGGGCAATCAGAAGAAAGTGGTCAATCCAATAGAGCTGTATATACTAAAACTTTTGGAGAAGAGGATGATGAGGCTACAGCAGAGTTTGCTGTAAAAGACTCTAAGTATAAAGCAATCAAAGATGCTCTTGAGAAGACATATAAATTCTATACTAAGAAGTATAAAGATGATACTACAGCTAATGCAGCCTTTATTGGAAAAGAGGGGGCAATAGGTTCACCTGCATGGGAGCTGGGAAGTCTTATATGGGAGTTAGGTATGAACCTAGGAGATAATATAAGCAAGCTATCTACTATTAGAAATATACAATCTCTTATAGATAATGGATTTACAGCCACAGTTACAGAAGGTAAAAGAGTACGATCTCAGAAATTTATAGGACACTTAGCATTTCAAAAAATATATGAGCTAGGTAGATTAGAGGAAATAATTAAAACAGGTGTTGCTACTATAGCTCCAAGTGGTAAAGAGATTAATATAAGTGGTAAGTTAAAAAATCCTACCCCATTCTTTAACACTCAGAAAGGTGGTATGAAATTCCTTGCAAGTCTTGCTCCAATGTTCATGAGTAGATCTGCAGAAAGTTTTGTAACCCCTGTAAACACAGCTATTTATCCTGTAAATATGCCTACCTCTATATCAGAGATGGTGACAGAGGTAAAGGCAGATTTAGAAAAGAATGGAAAAGAGGCATTCCAACTATACCGTGAGGATAAGTTTATATTTCCTCCAGGTATGGAACCAAGCCATATGTTTAATCACTTGCTAAATAATGAAGATTATCGTAGTGAATTTAAGATTCGTCCTACTGTAGGTATAAGAAATCCATCTGATGAAGGATTAGAGTATGAAGATTTTAATGACTTAGATTTTATTCTTACTAGAATAGAAGCATATCACAATAATGGGGATTCTAAATACTATTACTGTACTACTCCATCTCCTGGGGATAGAGCACGAAATGATATGGACTTACTCCCCAGAATAAATGGTCACCGTTCAAGTGGATTTAATAAAACATATGCAGACGTATTTAGGGATGCTATCTTACAAGACCTATTTAGAATCAAGCAGGCTAAAGAAACAATAGCTAATCCTAATGCTATAAAAATCCCTGACTATCATACAGGGGCCATGAGAGGAATCAGTGATGAGTTTATGCAGTTTGATGGAATAGATGAACTTGGAAATAGAATCGTTAAGAATAAATACATCTCTGGCAAAGCTGGTGGAAGAGACATGTCTGATTTAGTTGAAAGCTACCTTAATCATAAGAAATTAGGGATGGCTTTATCAGAAGACTTAAATCAGTTTGAAAGAAACCTTACAGAAATGATTTCTGGTCTAACGGGATTTTATCAAAACCAGGCAGAAAAAATTGCTGAACTTATTTTAGAATCTGATAGAAAAAATAATCTGAATGCAGATCTATTGAACAAGTGGGGTGTAAAAGGAAAAGGATCGAAAAGAGAAGAATTTATTGAAGGAGCTAGTAAAATGCTCGTAGACTTTCTTATCCACGAGGACCTAGGAAGAAATGAGTTTATAAAATATACTAGAGGTAACAGAGCTCTCTTTAAAAATATAGAAGACTTTACTAAACGTCAAAGACTTATGAGTACCCCTTATGCTAAACTGGCTGAGAAGGGTACACTTGGTAAGGAGTCTAACAGAAATCCTACTTGGATGGATGAGGAATATGGTGCTGATAGAACATATGATGAGATGGTGTTTGAAGATCCAATGGGTCAGATTACCCAAGCAATAAAAAATCGTATGAATGCTTGGACAGAGAGAACAGCTGCACAGCTTATTAAATCTGGATACTCCCCAGAAGAAGCTGCATTTACTGCACAGTATATGGCTGGTGAGTTTGAAGAGTATGATGGCTTGACAATAATCTCTATTGACTGGTTAAAGCAAATCATGATGGGTCAAGGAAAGTGGTTTGAATACCATGAGATTGCTTACAAAAACTATAAGAAAGATCCAGAAGGAAAGTTTGTATATCCTGAAGGGGTTGAACTACCAAAAGGAGTAAAGGCTGGAGAAGATATAGCTAGTACACCTTACAAACCATTTGCACAAGAAGTTAAAAAGGTTAATGGTACTATTGCTTCTGATATAACTAAAACAGCTTACTTTCTTGCACTTAAGTCTTACACTAAAGCATTCCCTATCATGGATGACATGAGAATGAGAATGGAGGCTAACCCGCTAGAGGCTGATAATCCTTATTCAGGTATGAAGAAAATTCATACTTCAAGTGCAAAGTCTAGTAAGAAGGGGTTACAGTTAAACGTATTTGATATTAAAAACTGGTCCTCTACAGAAGGAGGATTCTTTGCTAATGTAAAAGCCAATACAAACTCCACATCTAAACTTGGTTTTCCTCAGACTATACCATCTGCAAAAGAATATTCCCAAACTATATTCGGAAGACAGGTTAAAAAGAATGCCATTGCTAACGTAAAACCTGATGAACTATACTATTATAATCCAGGAATAGAAGGAGAGACTGAAGTTGTTGGTGAAGACATGACAGCTTTATACCATGCTGCTATTGAAGAAAGGCTTAGAAGAGATTTTGAAAAAGTAAATAAGCAGATAGGTTTGACAGAATTCAAAAAGGTAGTAGAGAGACTTAAGTCTCAAAATATGAATATCGATGCAATAAAAGGAGCTCAAGACTTTAAAGATGCTAAAAGAAAGCTACTAAAGAATATTAGAACTCTTATAGAAAATCAAGCTATTGAAAGAGAAATGAGTGATACATTCATGAAAGCTCTTGATATAACTATTGATGCTAACGGTATTACAAAGTTTGCTATCCCACTTGACTTCCCTGTATATGGTACAGCTTTCCAGAGTGCATTATTTAGCATATATAACAACAATGTATTTAAGCAATACCTATCAGGATATGAGGCTGTACAAACTGCTGCAATAGGAGGGTTTGAAGTAAACAATACTCTTAATTTCTTAGAGATTGTAGATCATCCTTCTAACAAAACAAGAGGCACACGACTAGCTCATGCCGAGATTATGGTTAGAGAAGATATACTTAGAAAGTTTGGGGTAGAGCCTGGGGCTGACTTAGATGTTAACAACATCCCAGAAGAACTTAGAAGGATCATCGGTTACCGTATCCCTAACCAGGATAAGGCTTCTACAATCATCTTTAAGATTAAAGCTGTTCTTCCTGCTGGATATGAAAAAGCAATTGTTGTCCCACCACAGCTTGTTAAGCTTATGGGATCTGACTTTGACGTCGATAAAATGTTTCTTCTGTTCCCTGAGCTTAACGACGAAGGTACTGCTAAGGTTAAACCTAATTATAGTATCCTATCTAAGACAAAAGATGTATCTAAGGTTAGTGATAAAGAGTTAGCTAACATTATGCTTGATACAATCGAAGCAGTATTCTCCTCTCCAGAACACTACCTGGAAACACTAAGACCACTTGATGATGAAGTTCTTAAAAATATAAGAACTAGTCTAATAAAATTAAATCCTGAACTAATGCCTACTACAGTGTTTACTGGTGCTATGTATGAGACACAGAGTGCTATAAGAAACATGCTTGGTAACAAACTCAGAGGTTTATGGGCTAATGCAATGGCTGGAAGAAACGTAGCATCTGTATCAGATAACTTCAATCTCCAGTCAGAGTTTGCAATTAAAATTGCGGGACAGTTAATCAATACGAAGTTCTTAAAAGAAATCCCAAAAGGAAATGACTTCGTTAAAAAATTTGGGGTAAGTCCAGACTCTAGTCACAAGTATGACTTAGGTCTTACCACAGATAGAATAAGTAGCCGATATACAACTGCTGCTGTGGATTCTACTAAAGCTCCATATCACTACATTGTAAATGATAACATCATCACATTTCCTGTAGAGCTTTTATGGGTGCACTATCATGGGGACACTGAACTCTTACACCACTTCCTTAATCAACCAATCATTAGGGATTTTGTAAAGATTATGTCCGACGAGTTTAATGATGACTTATCTTCAATTAACATAGCTTATAGAAAAATTGCTGCTAAGTACAACATATCTTTAGAATCACGAGACTTGCCTAAAAACTATAAGAATATCCCAAATACTCATACTATGAACAGAGAGGATATTATGAAGCTATCTGTAACTCCGGCAAGAGCTCTTCAGAACTTTTTAAAGATGTACACTGCAGGAAAGCAACTTCAGCAGGCATTTAAATTATTGACCCCAGATACTCTAACTGGTATTAATAGATTAGAGGCCATTCAATCCTATGTAGAAAAAAGAAATAAGTTTGACAATCCAGTAGGTAATAAAATAGATAATGCTCCAATAGCATTTTATGGAAGAGGTAAAGATGAGAACGTGTTAAATCAGTTCTTTGATGAAAACTCTATATACGGACTTGAAAGGGGCTACTATAACTTGGTAAAGGATATGTTAGGAGTGGCTAGCACAATATTCCCTATGACTACATCAGATGCTACAGTTAAATTTAAAGAGGCTATTAAATCTGTTACAGGCAGAGACTCTTTAACTACTGAGCAGCATAGAGATATTAATGCAGGAATTATGTTTACACTTTTAACTACTGATGAATCTCCGTTAGCTAACTATCTGAATGTAGATTATAGTGAAAGACTATACAAACCAGGATATAAAGAGCCACAAGTTGATAAGAATAAGCCTGCTAAAGAACCTAAGACTTTGTGGACAAGAATAAAACTAGCTCTTGACAGTACAGCTAATTTGTCTGGAAATGAATTCCTTACTAAACTTACTGATGATGACGTGAACACAAAGGTTAAAAACTTTATAACTTTTAACTTTGATGCTACTCAGCAGTTCTCTAGAGAAGAGAAAGCCAGAATTCAAGATGACTTGTACAATCTGATGTACAGACCTGAAGCTTATGTTGTAAAGCCTAAAAAGTCTGCTTCAGAAAAAGAGAAAGAAGATTACAATAAAAAAATAGAAAGTATAAGACAGATAGGATTTGATTTGTGTATACACACTTTGATCTACAATGGGTTTAGAAAGTCTGCATTTAACTATGCATCTATGATCCCACCACAATTTTGGTTGCAGCCATTAAACAGAGATGCAGCTAAAGCTACCACTGGAAATAATAAGTTAGGACCTATAAGTGTAGCAGACTTCATGCATCAGGAATCTATAAAGATGCAAACTGGAGAATACTTTACTGTTGAAGACTTAGCTAGATTCTTTAGGATCTATGGGGAGATTCGTCCTGGAGGTTCAAACCTTGTAGATAGGCACTCTCTTAATGAAGAGGTATCGAAGCTTGGTAAATCTCATACTATCAAGACAGATAAGTATGGAGGTAACAGATATGCTCCAGGGATTATGATATTACGAACTAAAAAGGGGGAATCTGGTGTATACATAAAAGCTAATCCAACAGTTGATAGCGACTATTCCGTATATTTGGACATGTTTAAGACTTCTAACAATAAGAAACATATTGTAGGAGGAGACTGGTTGAATAAGAAATCAGTAGGAAATAGCACTGAGGGGTATAAGAGTATGCTAGGAATGCTCCAAGCATTTTACGATAGTGCTTCTAGAAAAGTCACCCCACAAGACATCACTCAAATTTGTATGCTATAAAATAAAAATCAATGGCCTGTAAAGTATTTGAACTAAACAACGAAGATCATCCAGAACCTTCATTAAGATATCAAATGTTATTTGATACCTTAGAGAGCAATGTTGCTAATAAAGCAAAAGCTTTGAAGTACAATTTGATAGATGGATTCCCAGAGTATTTCACCGTAGACAACTCTGGGGAGATTACTGTTAGAGGTAACATTAAAGATCCTAGACACATTGTTAATGTCTTAAATAGCAATGTTGCAAGATACTTTAGACCTAATGGGGCAACTCAGAAATTCCTTAGTGCTAAAAGGGTAAATAGTGATACATTCAGGCTAACTATTAATGAAAACTTTTTTACCCCAACAGAAACTTTAGCAAAGGAGGCATACATCCCTAAAGTAGATGACAATACTATAAGAGATGCTTATAGAATTATATCACCTCCTAGAGTTGCAATGATGGAGGAAGAAACTGTTGAACCTACTACTAAAGCTTCTAAAGTATTTACTAACTCCCCAACTGTATCAGAACAAGTAAAGCATTTAATAAACACGTTTGCTACAGCAGGTGTGACGGTTAGTGTACAGTTTGATGATACTATTGATACTAAGGGGAAGGCTATAACTAAGAGTGACAATACAGTTAATATTATCCTCAACCCAATTCTTATGACTGAGGATACCCATATCCATGAGTTCAGTCATATCCTTATCGATCTGCTAGGAGAAGATAACTCTTTGGTTAAGCAGGCTCTGACTATGGTAAAGGGTACTGACCTTTATGAGCAGGTAGCTGAAGCATATCCAGAATTGTCAGAGAAAGCATTACTCAAAGAGACTTTGATTACTGCTATGGGAATAGCAGGAGCTAAAAGACAAGAAGGTAAATCAAAACTTCAAGGTGCAATCAACAAGTTTATACGAGCAATAAAAAACTTCTTTGGAATATCAGATAATGCAGTAGAGACATTGTTGGATAAGATGTTCAGTAAAAGACTCAATCCTATAGAGTTCACTGGAAAGTTAACAGATGAAGAGTACAATAGTAAGACTATCAACAAAAAAGCAGATGACCTTAAAGACTTAATAGGTCTGACAGCTGAAACTCTTAGAGCTCAATTAATGAGACTCGAGTCTCTTCCTGTAAAAAATGACCAAGTAATTGTGCAGATTAAAGCACAGCTTGCTGCTTTTGAAAATATTTCTAAAGTAGAAGACTTCATGGGATTTGTAGATTACATGGGAAGAATGGTTAAACTTAATCAAGAGAGTATAGATTATATAATGAAGTTCTCTGATGAAAGTTTGAAGAGTATGGATGAGTCAGAAAGATTTAAGTTAATGAATAACTTATATCATATTGGGAATAGCATACAAGACTTTTTTGGGGGAGGAGAGAATAGTATAGCTGCTAAGTTGCAAGATGTTATATTAGATAGAAAAGAATCTTCAAGACTCAGTACCTCTCAAGAAGAAAAGCTATCTACTATGGAAGTAAAAGTAGATGATTTATTAAAAAAATTAGGTAGACAGGCTAAGTACTATAGAGAAATTGGATTAGAGCTGCAGGTAGATTTGCTTTTAGGGTATTATAATAAAGATATTAACGATGAGCTGCAAGGTGTTATAGATAATATCGATACCAACAAACGTCTCATAAACATACAAAAAGACGAAGAGTACTATAAACTAAAAGATGACCTAAAGCAAAAGAAGATAACTGAAGAAACGTATACTAAAGATATGCTTAAGTTGAATATTAAGCAACTTAAGAATAAAATGGTAGGTAGAGATACTTTAATCAAAGAGTTAAGAGAAGCTCAACTTGATAAATCAAAGTACTCAGTTCTTATGGATCCTCTTATAAATTCTAGTCAAACTTCATTACAGTTATTTACATCATTACTTAAGAATAAATTATATCAAGCTGCAGCAGATACTAGAGATGTAGTAGATGAGCTTGCCCCAATTTATAGAGAGTATGCTGAATACAAAGGGTCAGACTTAAATCCAACTACGTTTAATGATGACATACTAGATACTTATACCTATTACATCAGAGATGAGCAGACTGGGAAGAGAAAGCCTATGCAGCTTCTGTCTTTCATTCAGCCTTATGATGTCACTAAATTCCAAGAGGCTGAGTATCAAATGAGAAAAGATCTTAAGGCAAAGTATAAGCAACCTGAATATGGAACTACTGAATATAAAGAATGGGCTAAGAGTAATGACGGTGCTAGATTCTTTACAGAAGTCTCTAATTGGTATAGAACTAATACAGTTGTAACAGAAGAAGGGATAAAAGCAGTAGAAGATTTAGATAAAAGAATTAAAAAACTAAATGATAAAATTAAAGCTGCTGAGACTAGTCCTGATTTGTTAGCTAGTTACGAAGCCTATAAAATAGATCTTCTTCAGCAGAAGGCTAGAATGTATGACTCAAAGAATGAGCAATACAAAGGAGTAGCAGTTAGACCTAATTCTAAATATACTAATCCAAGGTATACTGCTTTGATGTCTAACCCTAATTCTCCTGCTGCTAAATATTACACTGCTCTTCTTAAAGTATTTCATGATCATCAAAAGTTTTGTGGGTCACAGATACCACTTAAGAATGATTGGGATACTCTCTCATATGTTCTCCCATCAGTAGAAGCTCAAGGTTTAGAAAAGTTGCAGTCTGATAACTACAATGTATTCAAGTCTACAAAAGATTTTGTTAATAGAGAGTTTAAGTTTCTTTCTACAGATGATTCATATGGATCAGTAATCAATGCTAATAAAGAGCAGAGAAATAAGATTGTCCCAATTTTTTATATTACTCCTACTGATGCAAGATTTGTAAGTAGAGATGTAGGATCTACAATAGTATTGTTTGCAGGAATGGCTAATACATTCAAAAGAAAGTCTGAGATATTAGGTTCTGTAATTATGATGAGAGACCTAGTAGAACAAAGAGAGGTATTAGAAGCAAACGTACATGGTAATCCTATACTATCTACAGCTGCTAAGATGCAGGGGGTTAACAGACCTAGTAGAAAAGCTGGGGTATCAAATAACTTACAACACTTAGTAGAGGTTATAGATAGAGATTTCTTTGGGGAGAGGGAAATTAAAGAAGAGATTGAAGTACTTGGAAGAGTACTCAGTGCTAATAAGATAGTTAATAAACTTGCCACATTCTCAGCACTTAACACTCTTGCTCTTAACGCTCTTCAAGCAACTAACCAGTTCTTGATAGATAATGAGAAGCTAATGGAAGAAGCAGTAGCTGGTCAATATTTTAATACTAAGAACCTAGCATATGCTAAGTCTACTTATACTAAAGCAATACTATCTGGGGAGAGTATATCAGATACCGGTAAGTACAATAAGGATACTAAGTTATCTAGATTTATCCAAGAGTTTGACTTGATGGGTACAGAGCTTGGCTCGTTTGCTGAAAAACGTACAGGAAATAGGATATTAAAAGGCATAGATACAAATAGTTTATTTGTTTTGCAACATACAGCTGAACATGAGACTGCTGTAACTAGAGGCTTAGCTATAGCTGATACGTACAAAGGAAAACTAAAAGATAAAGACGGTAATGTAATTAAGAATGCTGATGGATCTGAAGCAAACCTATACGATGTATTTATTAAAGATGATAAAGGCAAGTGGAAAATAGATCCTAAAGTTGCTAACTTCAAGCCTATCCAGATGATTAATAAAGTATCTGGATTATATAAGAAAACTAACCAGATTAAAACTTCTATCGATGATCCTATTCTTAACAGAAGATGGTATGGTAAAGCTCTATTGATGTATCGTAGATATTTTCAACCAGGTTTGAGACGTAGGTTTGGACATGGCCATGGGATACATGTTGATACAGAAGTTGAAGGTATATCAGAAGGTATGTATCTGAGCTTCCTCCGATATATGAAAGAGTCATTTAAAAAAGGAGCTAAGTTTGGAAGTGTGTATCAGATTTTAACTCCAATGGAGAAGGCCAATGTAAAACGAACATCCATAGAAGCAGGACTGACTTTATCTTTAACAGCAATCGGAGCAATACTTGCTGGAATGATGACTGATGATGATGAAGAGGATGATTACGTATCAGCATTTGCAGCTTATCAAGCTATGAGAATATCATCAGAGCTATCTCAGTTCTACAACCTAAAAGAATTCTATAGATTTGCTTCGTCTCCTACAGCTTTAGATAAGCCATTCATAAATTCAATAGAATTAATCTGGCACTTAGGTACTAAAGAACTACCATATAGAATTGGACTAAGAGATGAAGATGGCATTTACTATGAAAGAAAAACTGGAGCATATGAGAAAGGAGATTTGAAACTAACTAAGCTATTCAGAGATGTTGCCCCAATACTTAGAGGTATTGACAAGACAACTAATCCTCAGGATGCACTTAAGTTCTTCATTGCTCCTCCAGGAGCTGTATAGATGGGCTAAAAAAAGGGGGCTATTGCCCCACTTCTTTTATCTTCAGCCTATCATAATCTTCCATTAGCTTCTTTAAGTACAGAGCTAAATCAAGAGCTTCTTCATAGGCATGTTGCAGCCACTCTTGTTTAGATAGGTCCTTCCTATCCATAGTTGTACCGTACGTTGCTAATCCTCTCTCTTCACGGACCTTCAAATCCATGATTACTGATTGCAATAGTTTACTTGGTTCTTTCATTTTATACCCGATAAGTTATAATTCCTAAAGTTACTAAACTTTTGCACCCTCTAGGGTATAACTATCATTATCCCAGAAGTGATCACAAGTTTTATCTTCTTTGAGAGGAATGCCTAAGAAGTAACTCTGTCTCCAATCACTTGGAGTAGCAGTACTTCTATAGCATCTCTCTTTCATGGGGCAGTCTTGCCCTGAGCACATTGTAATATCTGGCATTACGGTTCTTGTATTTGTCCCCCATCCCAAGTATCTTGAGGTAACGGCTGCTCTATTTCGTAAGAGCTGTTAACCCAATCGATAGGACTGGAGAGATTATCATTAGCCTTCATAAAGCAATTACTCCCAACAAATCCAGCTTTCATACTTCCATAAACCTCAGCTGCTGGATGTGGTGCAGATATCACAATATGTGATTTCCCATGATACATATTCGTCCCCTCAACTAAGGCTTTGAATCTGTTCTGTGCATACTTACCCCATAGTAGAAATACAACATTATCTTTTTCTAGGACCATCTTAGTAACCATCTTATCTACAAAGCCTCTCCACAGGCTTTCATGAGAATTAGGATGACCCTTTACCACAGTTAATGTTGTATTGAGAAGGAGTACCCCTTGCTTTGCCCAGTGCTCTAGACTGAAATCAAAGTTTGGTAGTTCTTCTTCCCCGTGTTCCAAACATAGCTCTTTATAAATAACTCTAAGACTTGGGTTAATCTTAAACCCTGCTCTAACCCCGAAGGCTAGACCAGTAGCAGCACCATTGTGATACGGATCTTGGCCAATGATCACTGCTTTCAAATCTTTGAGTTGAGTCATCTCAAAAGCTCGAAGAACCTCTGGACTGCTTGGGTAAACAATCCTAGAGGTTCTCTCTGCTTTTAAAGTTGACTTGAGCACTTCGTATTCAAGACCGAGCTCTTCAGTTGCCTCTGTATAAACTGGAGCCCAATCCCCTAATTGTTCAAGTACTTTTGACATTAAAATGATTTTTCTTTTCTAATACAGACTTAGCTGTGTAATAATAATCTGGATCAAATCTCTCTTGAGTCATGTCGAATATAGAATGTAGCTCGTTGCTATCCGGGATTGAACATTCAAGTTTCTCTTCTAACTCTTTCCTAAGTATCTCAGATTTAAACAGGACTCTGGCTGTCTGCCCGTCCATACTAAATCCATGATAGTCTAGAATCTTTAGCTTGAGGAAATCGTCAATCTTAGAATACTCACCTGCCATCAATCTTTCGTAGGCCCCTTTAGAAGTATCAGGAATGTCAAATACAAACATTACATGATATGAATCAGTATCAACCTTGTACTTAAATGTTCTGAATGCACATAGTGCAGACTCGAACTTCAAGAACAAAGCATCTCCTGAGAATCTATACAGTAATGCAATGACATTCTTCTCCTCATGAGTTTCTACAAAAGCATTAATGAAGTACTTATCCCATAAGAACAACTCTCTGTTTCCTCCTAAGAGAGGAGCAGCAAAGATTGAGGACAGGTTTGTCCTGGCAATCGAGAAGTCATAGCCTTGTGCAGGGAGATTTGGATTTCCCCCTGCAGTTAGCTTTTGAATTACATTGATCTTATAAGGAGTACGTACCTTAGGTCTGACTAACTGCCCTAGATAATAAGATAACTCCTCTCCATCTAGTTTGACAATATCGTCTTCTTCATAGATTGGCTTGAACTGTTTGATATCTCCAGATAGCCTTACTGTTCTAGCATTGACAATAGTTAGAAAGGATTTACCAGGTTTCCCAGGAGGGAGATTCGGGCTCTGTTGGCTCATTCTCTTCAGGTTTTGAGTTAATACATATTAAAGACTGTAATTCAGGTAGTTCAGTCTTAACTTCTCTTAGCATATCCTCTTTAGTTTTGAGGAGATACACCAGTCGAAAGTTAACTATAAACTCTACGACACCACCTACCATACCGAACTTTTCCACATACTTTTTAAACACAAAAGCTCCGATTTCATTCTCACGATCCTTCAGCCAATTCTCTGCCGTCTTAATCCCTACACCTGGGATGCCTTGGATGTTATCCGTGCTATCCCCCATCAAGACTTGTTTCCATAAAAACTTTTCTGCATCTGTTTCACTAGTTGTCACAAACTCTACTTTCTGATAATTAAAATGCTTGCCTATGCACTGGTGAAGTACATCCTTATCAGGAGAACAGATTACAGTCTTCCAATCATTGTTGTTTACTCCATAGTAAGCAACGAGATCATCAGCCTCTAATCCTTCGAACTCCATAAAAGTGTACCTCTGTTTCAAGTACTCCCTAAGTGCATAGAATATAATTGGTTTGGGACGATGCTTCCTATTGGCTTTGTAAGTTGGGGAGACTTGATATCTATAACCACTCTTCCCAGTTAGAAAACCAACGTAAGCATTAGCATTACAGTTCTCAAGGATAGTACCTACCCTAGAGTCAATACCACTAATGGCTTGCTCTAGAGTAGGTTTATCCATCTCGTAATATAATAAGCTATCCCCGTCAATTAGACATATCGTACTCTCCTGTTCTTTACTGTCTATACGGTCGATCATAGCTTATAAGGAATTTAGTTCATCTTCCTGCTGTTGCAGTTTAACTTGTTCTTCTCTGAAAGCATTAACTGCCTCCTCTCTCATCTTATCCCACTCAGCATCTGTCATAGCTGCATAAGTAGAAGAGTGATAGATAGAACCATTAACACCTGCAAGGCTAGAATGTACGAAATACTGCAAGCATCTTACAGCACCTGTCTCATCATCTGGAACTGCACCGATGTGCATTGGGTCAACAAACACATTGTGAATCTCACCACCATAACCAGAGATGTACTTCAAGCCACCGAAGTGCAAACCTGGTACACATGATAGATGATCATTAGTGTTCACCTTATCCCAAGAATCTAAACGATGTACACAGCCTACTTTGATAAAGTGTCCAGCTGTTCCATATCCATTAGCTCCTTCACAATAGAATGCATCACCACCAGACCCCATAACTGCAGGCTCGAACAAACGATCCTCTACAAATTCTGGCAAACCTTCTGATTCAATCTCACCTGTGTCTACGTTGAAGGTTCTCTTGTAACGGTCATGAACTTCACCAGTCTCAGGGTCGTACTTATGAAGGATCTCTTTGGATACTTTGTAGCCATTCAATAAACCTTCTTTAGTAATCTTCATCTGATACATAGTAGCCTTCTCATAAGCTACATGCTCAGCCATTCCCATCTCTTCTACATACTTCTTATAAAGTATTGGGTGACAATACTCTAGATTAACGAAGTTGAAGAATCTCTCAGAAAACTCTTTCCCGTTTCCTGCCTTCATCTTCTTTCTGAGGATGGGGTTTCTGAGCCACCTAGTCCACATCTTAACGAGTGGAGTGAAATCAATTCCCTTGTCAATAGATTCATAAATTCTTTCTACCAGAGCTTCAGGCATTGGGACAGTTGATACAGTCTCACCATGCTTTAAGAAGAACTCTCCAGTAGCTCTGTTAACAAAGATAAACTCACATTTATCTTGAATCAGTTCAGTGTAGTCCTCTTGAGAATTCATCCCGAATTCCTCAAGGAACTGACGATACTCCTCCATTGTAGAAGCATCGTTAGCAAGTTCAGCAAGTTTGTTTAATTTCTCATACAGCTCTGGTGTGAACTGCACTGAGAATGGGGTGTCCCCATAGGATCCACAGATCCTTCCGTCAATGACGTTGATATTGATCATGTTTAATTATTTACTATAAAGATACGAATTAATCTAGTTCAGGGATTGGGATTTCCAATGCCTGTACGGCTTTCAGATAGATTTTTACCTGCTCCTCATATTCTTTTCCACTACCATTATTACGTGGTAAGAAGAACTTGCTATCTCTAGCAAACTCATCAGCAAATCTTACAAGCTCCATGAACTTAGGGTCTAAGACCTTAACTCCTGGGATGTCAGATAGTACGAAATACTTAGCAGATAACTCAGCTTTTATATCATCAGATATATCAGCTGCACATAACGTCTCAAACTCAAACAGTTTAGTTAGTTCATCACGAAGATCTACAACTACAGCATCATTACCATATAGTACAATAGAATCGAACTTCTGATAAATAGATAAAAGATGTAGATATATTTTGTTATATCTATCATCTATAAAATCTAACTCAAAGGATTCACGATAAGAACCAAAATAATCCCAAATTGGGAACTGCTTAGCCCATACGTGATTAGCAAACAACTTAACAGCTGGATGACAAGTATAATTACCTTCAACATCTATAGTCCTAAAGAACTCATCAATGTGTCTGTAATTAGGTAAGTCTCTAACATGCTTAGTATTACTCTCACTAAGCTTTAGTAGTTGAGTCTGACCACTATAGTCTTCTCCTTCTACAATGTCAAAGAACTTATTATTGCATCTATCAGGCAAGCACTCGAAGTAATAACAAGTGTCAGATTTATCACCGTAAGGAAAGCCATACCAATATGAACCTGTCTTGTGAGTAAAAAACTTACCCATGTTCTTGTTAAAGTTACTGAGAATAGCAGCTGCTAACTTTAGTTTGTTTGCATCTTCGTCAGTACCATAGTAAGTTGGAATTGTACTGTTAATAACTGTACGTAGAGTTGGCTCTACCTTATCCCATACATAGTCGTAGTAATGATTACCAGCATTTCTGTGGTTATCAGGACGAAGAGTGTATGCTACAATCTGAGAGTTAAGCTTACGTCTCTCCTCTGGGGTTAGACTCACTCCACTAGACTCAATAGAAGCTGCTTCCTCAGCACCATCAAACAACTCCTTGATATTACTCGGTAGTTCAATCTCATCATAGTTGAGATACAACTCCGATGCTTTAATCAATGGCTCTATTAGATTCTGATGAGCTAACTTCTTATCATACTCAGCTTGGTAATGAGCAACATCACCAGTTGCAACAGTAGCTATCTGGTCTTCTAAGTAATTAAGATTAGTCTTCTTAATAGTTATAAACGGACCATACTGCTTGTACAAATAGAAATCTTTATACTTATTAGCATTACCAGTACGATAGAATACTTTCCTATCCCCAATCTGATCCCAATGGTCTATCTTATCCGAAGTGTATTCGAACTCAAATTTCATCTTCAAATCAGACATTGTATTCTTCTTCTTCTGATTATGAATCTTTACTGAAAAGCCATTAAGAGTTGACGGAATGCTAGTAAATTTAATAGACGGATTAGGATGATACTTAGGCTTGATTGCTTTAGTATCAATAATGTTAGATAAGATTGCAAGGGTTCTTTCACTTGGATCATCTGAATGTTTATTAGTTGCTCTTCCCCCTATAACCTGTCTACAAGTATCCAACCACTTAAGAAAGTCTGTCTCTAACAATTCTTTCTCCACTAGTTCAGTTACCTCGTCAGCTGCTGCATCGATAAGCTTCTGAATAAAAGCTTTCGTTGCATCACTCCAGATAACCTTCTCTCGTGATGGGGTTACCTCCACACCGTCTTGTAAGATTACTTCCTCTCCGTTATCATCTATGTACGACTGCTTAACAGGACACTTCAAGCCTACAGCACCATACAGGTCCTGCATCTCTAGCTCTCTGAAATCCACATAGCCATAGTTAATACCGGTCTGAGCTCCTGCTTCTTTTACAATAACAATGTGAGGCTTTCTCAAGTAGTTATTAGTAGAAACAATCAGGTTCTTAGAGTTGTAGATAATCTTACTCTTGAATTCCCTCTCAGACGGAGTGTCTTGTGGGCCATACTGCTCATAGAATCTTACGTTATCTAAGTAATTGAGCTGTTCTTCTACAGCCTCTCTAAACCTAGATGAGTTGTGAGACTTAACACCTAAGCTTACCATAGTCCAGTTCTGATCAATTGTATCCTCATAATATACAATAGATCCGTCTGACAAAGTAATACTAGGATTGATCTGCCCTGTTACAAGATTGAATTTGGGGATGATAAAGTCAGTCTTGTAGTTAAAGCAGTTTGCTTTGAACCTCTTGCCATTGTACACTGTCTCGATAGTGTAGAAGTCTACACCAGTTGACAGAGCTACCTTAGCACCCAAGCCAAAAGCACCGAAGTTCTGACTTGTGTTACGTTTAGTAGAATAGCCTAGTTCAAGAATACCTTCTAATCTCTTAGCCCCTATACCTACACCATAGTCTTTGATAGACAGGATGTCACAATAACCAATACCTTGATTGTGCTGATACACAACCTCGATATGGCTCTTAATGCTTAGGTTAGCAAGATCATAGTAGCTAGGGTCAAAGTTAGAATCAGAATACTGCTCACCATCTCTGGTTATGTAGTAATCCGATGCCTGTTTAACCCCAGTAAGAATTTCAATAGCCATCTCCTTCTCTCGTTGAGCATCGCAGGCATTTGTTACCAGCTCTCTGACGGTTGAAGGGATGGGGGTGGAATACTGAGTTGACTGTAGGATATCAAAGACTAGCTTCTCAGCTCCTTTGTTAATCCTCTTAGCCAACCCCTTATCCATCCCAATGTAATTGTCCTCGATAGTTTTAATACTCATTAGATTGGGAATAATAAAAAAGGCCTAGATTTCTCCAGACCTTTCATTAGTTAAATTGTTGATTATAAAGCCAGTATCTTTTCGATTGACTCCAAGACCTGCTTCTGATTTTTAGGGAGATATAGGGGGACTACTGTTCCTTCTCGTATAAGTGTCTGCTTGAATAGTTTCCATGTATTGGGGAATCTATCGTTGGCAAAACCTTTACACTCGATAACCCACTTAATCTTTCCCTTAGCATCATACCCTATAAAGTCTGGGGTGTATGTGATATCTCGAACCTTTCCGTGGCCCTTATCCTCATAATCCCCACTAGGCTTAGTCTCCCAAGAGCACTCAGGATACTCAAAGCCTTGCATAATGACGAACTTCTTTTGTTCGTACTCAAACCTAAGCTCATACTCTAATAGCTTACGATACGTAAACACCTCCAACATTGACTTAAACTGTATGCCATCAACTACCTTTTGAGTAGCCTTTATTTTGCCTCTACTCCCTTTTTTGGGACCAGTCTTTCGTACAGTGTTGGATCGAGTTCTTGTATTTCGTTTAGCCATGTTCGTTCTAGTTGCTTTGCAATTCTGATATCTCTTACATCAAAAGTAGTGTAAGTTCCAAGATTACTGAACAATAGTGCACACTTTTCTAGTATTGCATCTATCTTCTCTCTTGTCTCAGGGTCCGTATAGTATTTAGAATCAGTCATTTATGGGAGTTGTATGGTTATTATTCTTTTTGCACAGTCTATACCATGATCTTTTACAAGGTCTGATATATCCTTTGATTTGTAATGGGCAGGGATGATAACATTGATTAGCTGATACGTAGTACAAATCTTATTAGCCATAGTCTGGCCTGGATTGGTATCAGAATGAAAGTCATTATCGTAAAGCACCACCACTAAACCAAATCTGTCCTTGAGATGATTGATAAACTTCTCACTAGGCATCTGCATCTCACTCTGAAATGCTACAGCCTCATAGCCAATGGCATTTAAGGTCATAACATCCTTTAGTGATGAAGCAAGAAAGACAATGTCTCCACTGTCTTTCAATTGGCCATAGCCCTGGATATCATTTTTAGTTGTATTACTGAACCACTTACCCTCTGTTTCCAACGGTCTGTAGATCTTATATCTCCCGTTGATATTATATGCATAAGCCAGAGTGTGGCAGCTATACCGAACCTCGTTAATCCAAAAGTAATCAATCGGCTCAATAGCAAATTTAGTCAATAACTCTAACCCTATCCCAAACTTTCCCCAGAATTTAACGTCTGATTCCGTCCATCTTCTAGCTCTCTTTGAGATAACAACAGGTCTTCTCTCCTCAATAACTTGATTCCCATAGGTAATAGCCATCTCAGCTTTGGTTGCAGTTCCGATATGCAATCCAAGACCAAAGTCAGCATCTATTACCTTGAGTACCTCAATGAATGTAAGGTTGTACTTACGGGCAACATAACTAAAACAATCATGACTCTCCCCATTACCGAAGTCCTTATACAATAGCTTACCATTGTACTGGATTATCGAGCATGTTGGGGATCTATCTTGTCTGAGCTCACTGCAGAACTTGTCACCAAGTTTTGAAAATGTGTGACAATAAAACTTAAAGATGTCGTACTCTGATATCCTACATAGGACAGAGTCCTTATCTAAGTAAGCATCACTTTTACGTACCTGAATCATAAGTTACAAAAATAAAGAAGGGGGCTCGTTAGCCCCCATCTCCATCAATCTAAAAACAACATATACACACACTAAAACACAATTATACGTCCCAGTCGTCTGCTGCAGCAACAGGAGTAGTTACCGGAGCATCAGCCACAACCATAGTTGGGGAATAAACCTGTAACTTAAGATCCTTGTTGTACTCAGCATTAAAGGAACCATAGTCCTCATTCAAAGCCTTGATGAACAAGTCATCTCTCATTGGCTTAAGACGGCCGAAGTGACGGTTGTAAACAGCCTGATACTTGCCATCTTTAACACCAACTAGAACACGGAGTTTGTTGTCCTTAAGAACTTTCACATACTCCTGCAGTTCTGCTACCTGTCCTTTAGCAATAGCATCGATAGTATCGAATGATACCTCCCCGCCATTTGCTACGTTAGCCCAAGCTTTGGTAAAGTTAATCAAAGTATCCTCACCTACATAAGCTTTTCTAGTTTTGTCAGCATTTTTCCACCAGTCATAACCAGGAACTTCTGCACTCCAGGTAGTCTGACCGATGTTATTAGCCCACATAAACTTACCTCCATCCTTAGATGTACGGATCTTATCCTGCATCAGGATCTCGAATCGTGTTGTAAAGGATAGACCAGGAACCTCAGACTTAAGCCAGAATACTATCTTGTTATAGTCCTCTTCGTTAAGAGTAACCTTGTACTCAGGTTCACTACGGAGGTTAATACCAAGATCTGATAGCTCATCTAAGCTAGGGTTAACTGCAACTACTGAAACAGGGGCAATACCCGTGTATAGGGTTATCCCACCACCTGCTACTACTTCTTCTGAATTATTCGATTGAATAGCCATTTTTAATAATTTTTAACGGTAAAACATTTTATAAACAATATCTCTTCCTCTTCACATCTCTGCCTGTGCATCAACAATCATGTCGAGCAAATCGAGTTGGTTAGGATCAGTAACCACCTGCAATGATTCTACAACTGTTGCTGGGATAGTTACTGGGTTATTGACTGCAATTACTTTATCAGCAGACTCAGCAAACTGATTGCCTACAGTATCGTCAACAATAGAGATACGTGTGATCTTACGACGAGCACGTAGTCCCTTAAGCTTTGGATGCTTGAATACCTCTGCAACTTCTGCAGCTGACAGGTTATACTTCTTTGCAATACCAGCTCTGTCTAAGCCGTTATTCAAGTCTCCAAGGACTGATGATACAGTAATTACTGTGGTTGGTTGTGTTGCAATCTCTTGTGCAACTGTAGCTTCAATAGCCATTTGATTAGGATTTTAATTAGTCAATATAAATTTTACTCCAGTCAAGTTCCATGACCTGACCCTTTAAATGCTCACAACGAGAGCCTGCAGTAATCTCTTCACTAGAATCGAATGAGATCATTGTCTTGTTTCCATCTCTATAAACGTAGCCTATGGCATCCGAGTTAGAGCAAGCAATGTTTCTAATCTTACCAGTCAAGTCGAGATCTTTAGCAGACACCTCCTTACCTTTCTTCTCAAGCATCTTATCCTTGAGGTGGCCGATATAGATGATATGATCAGAGAGCATCTCCAATCTGTCCATCCATTTTTTAATAGCCATTCTCAAATACAGATAGCCTGCACCCTGAGGGAGAGATAGAACTGATAAGCCTTTATTGTCTTGATCGAAGTTCTTACCCATCGGGGTTTGTCTGTACAATTCCTTAGCTTCTGACTCACACCATACCTCAAGCTGAGTGAGTGTGTCAATAGCTATATACTTGTAGGGTTTCTTGGCCTGCATGATGGCCTTACCTACCTGTGATAACTCTGCAAGATTTGCAACCTTAATCTTGAGTGCTTCAACCATGTCAGATCCTTGTTCCAGGTCTATGATTAAACACCCATCAAGCTTAGCAATTGCAGTAGTCTTACCAATCTTTGGGGGCCCGTACATAATCATATGTCGTGGGCTTTTCCTTCCAACTGGTACTCTCTCTGTTGGCAATACTAATTCCATAGGTTAATAATAATTTACTTTTTTGGTCTCTCTTTAATCGAGAAGGTAGACAGATCTGATTCGTAAGGAATCATACCAAGCTGACCATCCCTATTCTTTTCTACGTGACAGGCTAGTAAGCCAACTGGGTTCTCACCACAGTAAGCATCTGTTATCCCGTATAAATCATAAGGACGTTGCAGCATCATAACCACGTGAGCATCCTGGCCTATAGAGTCACCCCCGAATAGGTCAGTTAGCTGTGGTTGATACTGTTGCTTAGCACGATACTCTTGCTCGATGTTCCTGTTTAGCTGAGAAAGGAGGATATTGATTACCCCAAGTCTAGCCTGCAGCCACATACAAGTTTTAGATATCTGATTAAGCTTCTGTAGTTCTGTATCCTCAGACCCTAGAATAAGTCTAGAGTGGTCGAAGAGGTTGATTATTGTGTGGTTTGGGAATTTGATATTCACCCTGTTGTTCACCTCTTTAATCTTAACCATATTCTGAGGAATAGAGCAGAAGAATATCGGGTACTTACGATACTTATCTACTGCCTTCTCATAGTCGTTGACCTTCTCGTCAGAGATTGGGGACTCGATACTATACAGCTCTGAGAACTGCAGCTTAACGTCGTTAGCTGCTGCCCTCATAATCTGTTGATAGTCTGGCATCTCGAAACTCCAGTAAAGGAGAATCATTTTCTTGTCCTTGTTCTTGTCTAGAAGGTCGAAGACCAATTGGTTTGAGAAAGCTGACTTCCCCACACCTGGTCTCCCAGCAATTACATACATTTTCCCAGGCTGCAAACCACCAAGAAGATTCTTATTCAATCTATCCCATCCAGTAGGGAAGACAATCCTGTTACCAAGCTTAGCTAGCTTGATCTCTTCGATTGACTTGTCTACTGATTTTGAGATGTGACGAAACTCTTTTAAAGTATCGTCTAGATTGTTAGAGTGATCTTGTGATTCGTCCTGTGTTTGGTTCAGGCTCTGTTGTGTCATTTGTGTCTGTGTACTTTTCCCAGCTGTGATTATTTATCCAAGTGTCTAGCATCTGCATATACCCAAGACTATTACCTTTCCTACGAAAGTCTAACTCTCTGTTTAGACATTCGATTACACGATTGTGCTTCTCCTTATCGGTTCCTACAATCTTCTGATACCTTGTTTTGGATTTAGCATTTGCTTTAGAGTCAGGATCTTTAGCACGTAGCATACGTACTTGTCCTTGATTGATGACTTTGAGGGGAAACCGGGAGAGTAGACCATGCCACATCTGATCGAAATCCGAGACAGTTGCACTACCAAACTTATCTCTTAATGTAACATCGTCTTCCTCCCCTAGTTTTACCCACCCATTGGTTTGCAATAACTCTAAATCAACATCTAACTTTAATAAATCTAACTGGCCACTTTTCAATAACGACAGATATACATACTCATCGGGGGTTAACCCAAGATTAGTAAGCCTTTCAGTATCAATTTCAATGATCATAAAGATTTCTGTTATACTGTCTATACTGAATCGTTTTCAAATATAAGAAGAAATATCATCAATCCAACTAATGTTAGATAAATTTTTGATGGCATTTTGTAGCCACTTTTCCTCCTGACTATCCTTTACATACAGAACAATCACCTCCCCAACCTTATCCTTATCGGATAGTCTAAGGAGACGGCCTACCCTCTGAATCATCTGCAGTGCCTTAGAATCAAGGCCACAGATAACTCCCAGGTTAGCATCATGCACGTCAAACCCTTGATTTAAGGCCTTTGTAGAGCATAGCACCTTTACAGTACTGTCTTTAAAGTCCTTCAAAGCTTGATTCTTCTCCTTTGTCTTTAGCTTTGAGTGATAACGAGCAACAGGGATACCTTCATTTGTAATCTCCCCATACATTGCATCAGTAAACTCATTACTACCGCCAAAGGTTAGTATCTTCTTATCAGGAAATGCCTTAGCAATCTGAGCAGTATAAAGAATTTTGTTATGAGCTTTCTGAACTATCTCTTTACGATCTCTGATAGCTTTGTAGAACATAGCAGCATTCTTCTTATCCTCAGGGCTAGAAGTTGCAGGACTGGCTAAGATTTGATTAGCCCTGTTAAAGGCATCAAACTGTCCAAGCTTGTACTTGTAGTGTACAAACATGTTATTAGCAGTCTTGTAACTCTTCCTCTCTTCGTCAGTTAACTCCACAGCTATACAATTAATCTTGTAAGGGGCAACCAATCCCTTGGCCACACATTCGTCAAGAGTTATTGTATAGACTGGTGGAGCAAGGTTAACTAAGAGAGTACGATATTCAGGTTCTTCGGGGAGAGTAGCAGTCATGCACAGCAGCATCTTATGAGTATTCTCAGTAAAGATTGTACGATAGACAGGACTTAGCCCAAGATGTACCTCATCTGCTACAGTGACTGTATAAGTCTCCCCAGATAATTTACATGCTGACTGATAGCATAGAATATCTACCCTATCAAGTACATCGTCATAACCCCACTTTGCAAACTCGTCTTTGAACTGATCTTGAAGCTGATTGGTTGGGACTAATACTAGCCCTTTACCCTCGTTTCTTCTCAATAGCTCACCGACTGCCATGATACCAACTCTACTCTTACCAAAGCCTGTCCCAGCAATCACAGAACCTTTGTACCCTGCTTTGGCCCATGACCTAAGAGCTGTACGTTGTTCTGTGTCTTTAACCTGTAACAAGTTCGTCATTTGATTTAGTAGATAATGTAATAGTTATTAACTCTTTTAACTTTTGAATCTCTTTCTCTGCCTTTTGTATCCTATTTATAAGGACAGCAGGTTCGATCATCGTATACTTGTTACTACACACTAGAGCTACATAACTCTCTGAGCAATCCTCAAAGAGTTTTCTGTAGTTCTTATCAACAGATACAAGATCCTCATGAACCCTATACATGTGATACACAGTTGTTCTGTCTTTGTTAATAAACTTAGCTATATCCTCATCACGTAGGTTAGTGAAGATATGCATAAGGTTAGTATAGACACAACGAGCTAACACAAACTTCCTCTTTCTGTTATGAGCAAAGAAGTCTTCCTTAGAAACCCCAGTCTTTAGCTGTACGATTCTACAAATAGAGTCACTAACATCTTCTGCTGGGTCCATTACTTCTCTCCTCTAAGTTTCTTCTGACGAGTGCTGTTTGGATTAACAGGACGGCCTACTTTCATCTTAGCAGGCTTTTTAACTTGACTTCTAGGAGTCATCATCTTCTCTAACTCAGTGTACTGGAGTCTCATTAACTGAAGAACCTCTTCAATGTAATCAAGCTCAGCCTCAAAGTTTGCTAGAGATCGTTCGAATTTTGTTACCACAACTCTGTGATACAAGAAGAAGGCTACAAGGCCGCCCATTGCCGTAATTGCTGCAAATACCATTTGATTTGTTTTTAAAAGTTAATATAAATTGGATTTTTGGTTAAGCTAAATAGCTGAGCACTGACTGCTTTCCTCTTCTTTAAATTGATTTTGGATTCGTCATCATTGCTACATTTCTTTAGCAAAAGTTCTCTACGTTTTACACGTAGCTGTACAATTTCGATCTCTCGATCGATGTCAATTAGTTCTGTCATACTAATAAGGATTTTGATTTTTAGTTTGTTTGTAAAGATCGTATAGGACATGTGCTATTAGACAGCCTATTACTGTAGTTAATAAAGTAAACATGTTAATTAAGATTAGTACCCCCATCAGGATTCGAACCTGAGGCCCACAGATTAGAAA